AAGCCAGAAAGAACAAGAAAGAAAAAAAGTTAAAATGTAAAAAAATGAGGGGTGTTGAAAAAACCCCCGCGGCGACCCCGCGGTGTGAATTTGAGGAACCACCCCCCCCCCCCCCCCCTCCCCCATTATTATAATCAAATGCAAACAATATAAAAATGTGGGGTTAATGGAGTGTATCAGCCCAAAATCAGCTAACAATCCCGTATTAACCCAACCCCAAAATGAATTGCACTCGCACCGCATCGGGTCAGTGCACGGAGCAAGCAGTGAGCACGCTCATTTCCGCACAACTTTACACCGTGGTTGCGTTGGGCGCAGGAGCATACATGTATAAATCACTCACCGCAGAAAACTGGGTAGACATTGCCGTTCAAATCGGTTGGGGCTGCGTGTCGGCATTCACATGCGCGAAGCGGTTAACGGTTCGCTACGTCGTTCCATGCATTTGTGTAATGGGTTCATTTGTTGTGAAGCACATTTTTAAAGGCCCCCCCGAATCCGACGTTGATGCGGAAGACGACCATTGTTACGTGTGCGTGGTGAAGGATGGGGTGGAACTGCACCGGTATTCATCCATTTTCAAACTCATACAACATTTGTCCGACAGCGTGGAAAAAGAGCAAGAGCAAGACCAAGAGCAAGAGCAAGAGCAAGAGCAAGAGCAAGACCAAGACCAAGACCAAGACCAAGAGCAAGAGCAAGACCAAGACCAAGACCAAGACCAAGACCAAGACCAAGAGCAAGAGCAAGAGCAAGACCAAGACCTAGACCTAGATTCCGATGACGTGATTGACGTTCAAACGGATGAGACCCATCAACCCGACGAGACCCATCAACCCGACGAGACCCATCAACCCGACGAGACCCATCAAAGCGAAGAATCCGAAGAATCCGAAACCGATTCCGAAGTTTCCGAAACCGATTCCGAAGTTTCCGAATTATCACACGATGACGACGACACTGCCTTCATTGCGGAGGACCTCGCGCGAATTGAGAATCACGCAATGCAATTTGATTTTGTGATGTGTCAAGTTCCCACGATGCAGACGGCCGCCAGTGACTCACCACGGTGCATGCACGTGATCAAGTACGACGGCTTTCCGCGTGAATCCGACGGCTCGCACTTCTTTGATAGGAAATTTGCACCGGCCAAACATCGCATGATGGAGATTGTGCTGCAATGCGACGGCTCCGAATACGAGCTGGATTTATCCAGTCCGGACAATTTTTACGTAATCGGCAACAAGTTGCTGGAGCCTGCATTTTTGAAGTGGTTCATGCGTAAAAATCACGGGGTCAACCTTGACCTGGTTCAATACAGCGCGGATGACGGGTACACCATTAAATGCGTGGACAACGACGCAACGCTGCAAACATTGCGACCCTGCAATTACTTGCGCGTGACCGAGGCAGGGTTTGAAGTCCATGACTCTGGATTAATTTGATTCAGCGCACAACCGCGGGCAATAATATTCATTTTGTTGTGAATATTATTAAATACAATATATAAGATAAGATAATCCCCCATGTCCGTCAACAATGAAATGCAGCGAATGTACGCGAATTTGTTGAAGCAAGAATACAAGGAAATTTTGAGGATTCACATGACGGAGTTGCTGGTGCTGAATTACGCGCATCATGTGCGCGGCAACGACACCTACATTTTGCGGCGAGATTCGCAACCCCTTGAGCACAATGACAAAATAAAGCTGGTGTCCATGTTCTACATATCAAAGACCAACCTTTATTCGCGTCCAAGCAACCAAGCCAGCTACCGATTTGCAAACATGGCTGCTTACAAAATCAGCGAATACCCGGCGAGCGACGGGTTTGTGCAGGACGATGATTATCATGTGCGCCTATTGTATTAATTTTTGGGCGGGAAAAAAATATTGGCATAGGGTATAACCCGATCCTACACCAATCCAATCCATACAATCATGAAACGCGCGCTCTTGGTCGGCATAAATTACGTGGGCACTCCCAACGAACTGCGCGGGTGCATCAACGACATTAATAACGTGGCGGCGTATTTGCAGACGGCGCGGGGCTACTCGTCCGCGTCGTGCATCGTGTTGAGCGACGTGGCAGCCCGCAAACCCACGCGGGCGAACATTTTGGCGGCGTTCAAAGAACTGCTGCAAGGCGCGCGCGCCGGCGACGAGCTCTGGTTCCATTACTCGGGACACGGTTCGCTGCAGCGCGACACTAACGGCGACGAAGAGAGCGGCGCCGACTCCTGCATTTGTCCGCTGGATTACAACCAAGCCGGGCTCATCACCGACGATGTGATCCGGTCGTCCCTTGCCGCGCTGGTGCCAGCCGGTGTTCGCTTGTACGCGATTTTAGACATGTGTCACAGCGGCACGGGTTGCGACTTGCGCTACAAATACGACGACACCAGCGATTTGATCAATGCGTCAGCGCCGATGCCGTCCGCGTACGACCCCAATGCTTGGGCGCTGCGTCAAACTAGTTACGAGTTTAAGCAGCACGCGAAGACCGCGGGGGAAGTGTACTGCATCAGCGGGTGCCAGGACACGCAAACCAGCGCCGACGCGTATTTGGGCGGTCAAGCCGCTGGGGCGCTCACGCACAGTCTCTTGGAATCCCTCAAGGCCAACCCTGCGTCGTCGTATAAGTGGAAGCACTTGCTGAAGGACGTGTGCTGCCGGGAACGGGTGGGGCGATTCACGCAGCGCACGAGCCTGACATCGGGCACGCCGTTGAACCCCGATGCGTGCGTGTTTCCGGCGCTAGCACCAGCACCAGCACCAGCACCAGCACCAGCACCAGCACCAGCACCAGCACCTGTGCCCGTGCCCGTCAAACCGTTCGTGTTGCCACAATATATCAACCTGTATTTGATGCAGTTGCAGCGCATGCGCCTGCCGGTTCCGCAATGGCTGAGTGCGTACATTGCGCAATTGCAGCGGGGGTCTAGGTCTATGTCTAGGAACGGGAATCAATCGCACGGCGGATTGCAAATGAAAATGGCATTGTCACGCCAATAGACATAAATTTCATACCACAAATTATTACAAATCAAATCAATTTAAAAGATGAACACACTTCATGTGTATTGAGAACAACATGAAGGAATCTTCATCTTCCTCTACCTCTACCTCTACCGATGCCGCTGCAGCCGCCGATCAGAGCAGTTCTCATCACGCGCTGTCGTGCGGGTGGACGCTGTGGTGTCATTTGCCGCATGACACGGATTGGTCTTTAAAAAGCTACATCAAGTTGTATGACTTCAACACGGTGGAACAAGCGGTCAGCGTGACCGAGATGTTGCCCCCCAAATTGGTCATGAACTGCATGCTGTTTTTAATGAGGGAGGGCATTACGCCCATATGGGAGGATGTTAGAAACCGGAATGGCGGGTGTTTCTCATACAAGGTCAGCAACAAGGACGTGCAAGATTGCTGGCGCCAATTGACATACGTGTTGGTGGGCAACAGTATTTCGTCCAACAACGGGCTGCTGCCCGCGGTGAATGGCATCACCATATCACCCAAAAAGAACTTCTGCATTGTGAAGGTGTGGTTGGCAAACTGCAAGTTTCAAAATGCGGCCGTCATCAAAGAAGTGGTGGGCATAACTCCGCACGGGTGCTTGTTTAAAAAACACACGCCGGAGTACTAAAGAAGGGGGACATGCGTCCCCCCTCAAACCCCCTTGAAGAAGGGGATACAAATCAGAGAGAAATTCAAGAAAAATACCAAATCACATACACAATTTACACCATGATCCCCGAAACGGCGTCGTCGTCGTCGTCGCTTGCGCTGGACCCGACTTCCGATGAAGTTGCCTTGGTGTCAACGTGTTGCGACGCGGACGACATGCTGCGTCTGGCGTTGGGCAACTGCATGACTCGGGTTTCAATGTCCGCGTAGGATTCAAACCGATTGGCCAGTTTCAGAATGTGGGGTTGTCCGAGTCCAATATCGTGCGGGTGACCGCCTTGGTCGGCGATCCTTTCTCTCACGAACAGTTGCAGCATGTTTCTTTCGGGGTGGTTCCTTTCCAGTTTTGAGAGATATTCAGCAATAATGGAATTGTCTATAATTTCAGACACTTCGTTCAGGTTCTTCATTTTGATGCGCACGAGGTCCAGCAGCATGCTCACCGGTTTGCGGATGGACGGTTCCAGCGCCATTTCTATCCGAATTTCATTTGCGATTTGGCCGTATTGTATGTACGCAATGCGGTGGTTCTCGCTCTTCTGGCTGATTCTCAAATACGAAAAATAGCTTTTCAGCAGACTGGCATACAAACTCATGCCTCCGAGAATGATGTGGATGTATTCGTAGCTCACGTTCAGTCCTGAAACGAACCCGATGAAGGCAGTGATCGTTATGATTGGCAAATTAAACATGGTTTCGCTGTGTTTGAACTTCTTGTGAGCCATCAAATGCAGCTTGGACCATGCCTCGCACTCTTCGCCCGTTCGCCGCAACAAGTATTCAAGCGACGGGCTCATTTCATTGGTTTTATCTTCTTCCATGATGTCTGACATTGGCATTGACATATGCCAACAAAAAAAAATGAACATCCAACCAATATACATTATTGCAAACACAGTTAAAGATTCTGCGAAGAGGTATGATAACCCACCCATAATCCAATGACCACCACTGAGGCCACTGAGACCGCTATCGCCGAGGCCCTTCACGCACACGAGATTCCGAAGTATTATCAGAGTCGCGTGCTGTCGTATTTGTTCCGACACGCGGCCACATTGAAGACGCGATCAAACCCGGAAGTGCCACTGCGCATGGAAGTGCACGAGTACTTCAACATGCGAACATACAATGCCGTGAAAAGTGCGGTTGCAGCGAATGAAAAAGCGAATGAGAAATTAGAAGCCATGCGGGGATCCATGTTGCACGACCCGCTCAATTATCTCTTTATGAGCATTGGGCTCGGCAAATACGACTACATTTTCACGGATGCTAAGGATGAGAAGCACGCGTTTGAGATTGACTTCCACGAGGAATGCAAGACGCGAACCACGAGCTGCGATGGGATCACCTACTTTCGCCGGCTCGTGGTCCGAACCCCGACCCCCGCGTCCTTCGTGGAGTTCTACAAGCTGGCCAGCGAGATTGACAACACCAGCGACGAGAAGTTGCGCATCTCCGTCACCAACAAATACAGCGAGTGGAACACGTATAGCCGCATCCCCGTGCGCCGTCTGAACACGGTGTACATGGACGAGCGCGTGAAGGAGCGCATCATGGCCGACATTCGCGAATTTTTGAAGAGCGAGGATGAGTACGACGCGTTCGGCATCCCGTATAAAAAGACGTACTTGCTGACGGGGGTGCCCGGCAGCGGCAAGACGAGCTTGATCAAGGCGCTGTGCAACGAGATCCACTACAATCTGGGCATCATGAGCATGAGCCGCGACATGGACAACGCCACGATTCAGAGCTCGTTCCGCAACATAGACCCCAAGACCGTGCTGCTTCTGGAGGACATTGACTGCTTGTTTGAGAAGCGCACGTCGGTGGAGACGCCGAGTTTCACGTTCAGCAACCTGCTCAACATTCTGGACGGCGTGCTGTTCAAGCACGGGCTCATCGTGTTCATCACGACGAACCACCCCGAGAAGCTGGACCCCGCGCTGCTGCGGCAGGGCCGCACGGACTTGATCGTGGAGCTGAACTACCCCAGCCGGACGGAGATAGAGAAGCTGTTCCGCGACATGCTGGGCGGCAAGCACTATGCCACGGCGGAAGCCACGACGGACGCGTTCAAAACGTTTTACGCGGCGATCAAGGACAAGCAGCTGCCCATGTCGGCCATCGTGAATTTCTTGTTCCGGCACCGGGACAAACACATGGACAATTTGAAGGAGCTGCTGGACGGCGACTCGTTCATTAAGCGCGTGACAGGAGAGGAGACGTCCACGAAGCTGTATGCATAAAATGTTAAATGAATAAAAATATTTGGTAATGGTATAACCAATAACAACAACACTAATGTCATCTTATAATCTGGCTGATCATATGGCTGAAATAGAAGCGAAAGGCGACGTGTCAAGGGTCGATTTGTACCGTATGTTTCAGTACCATGAAGACAAAAGAAGAGAGAGAGAGAGAGAGAGAGAGAGAGAGATGGAAAATAAAAAATATAAGAAACAACAATTATACAACCAGATAGAGGACGACGACCGAATGAAAGCCGAAAACCGAGAACAAAGAGAACAATTAATGCGCACTTCAACATTCAATGTGAAATCAATTATGCCAAAAGTCAAAAGTTTAGTTGCAGATAAACATTTTTTAGCATCTGGCAATGCTAGCCATTATGTGATGGGTAATAACACATTTTCCACCAAAGGAGGAAGGCGAACCAGAAGGCATAAGAAGCGAAGTGCCCATAAGCGAAGTGGTAAACGTAGTGGCCGTAAGTCCAGAAGGCGCTAATTCATTTTGATTTAATTTATGTCATGGTTAAACCATAACATGAATAACAGTTCTGCGTCTTTTGGTTCAGTTCTGCGTTTTCAGTTCTGCGTTAGGGCCGAGTAGTCGTTGGTGGGTTGCACGCCCCAAATCTTTTTGAGCAGCTTGGCCTTCTTGCGGTCGCCCTTGTGTGCAATGAGGGGCGCTGGACTAGGACCGGGAGTCTTGGAAGGCCCTCCAGTTACAGCAGGCGTCACGGTGGGAACCGGGCGACCCAGCACTTTAGACAGCATGTTGTTGAAGCTGACGGCGAAGCCGAACAGGATCATGAAGAACGCCACGATGTCGCTCCTAAACAACGGCTGGTGCAAATAAAAGTGGTTGATGATAAGAATGGCGGTGAATTGCAGCGTGATGAGGGTGAATGTGTCTTGAGTGGGAGTCACGAGCTTGTACTTGTCGCCAATGTTGACAGCCACGGACATGAACAGCCAATCCAGCCACGCAAAGGGGATGGCCATTTTGTAGGCGGCAAACATGCCCATATTGGGGAATTTCAAGGTGACGAACTGACCCCACATGGACGACGCTTGGGCGCAAATGAACGCCAGCAACCAAAGTAAATAATTCAGGGGGGTTTTACCGGCATCAGTGCCGGCTGAAGAGGGACCTGAAGAAGGCCCGGCGGAGGGTCTGGAAGAAGGCCCGGCGGAGGGTCTGGAAGAAGGCCCGGCGGAGGGTCTGGAAGAAGGGCCGGCGGAGGGCCCGGAAGGATAAGGACTAGACATAACTTGAATATATAATGTGCAATGGGATATATAATATATGTATATAATATATATCGCGCACATCAACATTTTTTTAAAATGAAGCATCAATTTTCCATCGGTCTGTTGTTGTTTTGGATTTTTCTAAATCTGGCCATCATGGTGACAATGGATTTAGCGCTGTTCATGCAAACCACGCCGGGCATGAAGGACGCCGGCACAATTAAGAAGATTATGACCGCCGAGTTTTGGGCTACCATTGAGTGGATGTTCGTCATTCCGTCCAACCGCATCGGCAACTGGTTCCTTTCGGCCGCTCAAGTGTCTCTCTCCTCCTACGTGTTTGATTTCTTGGGGCAGGTGCTGTCCAACGCGTTCTGGCTGAATCTGCCCACCACGCTGGACGACTACGCCGCCATGGTTCTGATTCTGGGCGCCATGGTCCTTTCCAAATACCACTTGATGGGGTAAATCTTGATGGGGGTGCGTTCAACTAATAATTCCGTTGCATAAGCATTTAAAGAATATTGTTGAATATTGTTTAAATCAATCCAATCAGCGTGAATCAGAAAATGAACGCACATGCCAATGCCAATGCCAACAATGCATATGCCGACAATGTGCTCACCATCAAGACCGTGCAAATTGCGCCCTTTCGCACGCTGATGACGGCGCTAAAGGACATCCTGCTGGAAACCAACATCACGTTTAAAAAGGACGGCATTCGCATCGTGAACATGGACAAGTCGCACACCATGTTGGCGCACTTGTTTCTGGGTGCGGAGAATTTTGAGCACTACGAGTGCCACATGGAAAAAATCATCATCGGCGTCAACATGTTCCACTTGTTCAAGCTGATCAATTCCATAGACAACGACGACACACTGACGCTCTACATTGAGAAGAAGGACTACAACGACGGCATCGTGTCGTTCCTCGGCCTGAAGTTTGAGAACGGCGACATTAAGCAGTGCAAGACGCAGAAGCTGCGGCTGATTGAGCCCGATCCCGAGGAGTTCATTGAGCCCAACGTGGTGTTTTCGTCCGTCATCAACTTGCCGTCCTCCGATTTCCAGAAGATCATTCGCGACATGTCGTGCATTTCGGAGAAGCTGGAGATTAAGTCGGTGGGCAACGAGCTCATTTTCCGGTGCTCGGGGCAGTTTGCCACGTCGGAGATTCGTCGCGTGGAGACCGACGGCAGCATGGAGTTCATTCAAAAGCAGGACTCCAACAAAATCATTCAGGGCGAGTTCTCTCTGAAGAACTTGGGCTATTTCATCAAGTGCACCAACCTGTGCAGCCAGATTGAAATGTACCTGGAGAACGACCTGCCGCTGGTGGTCAAGTACTACGTGGCCAGCCTGGGGGAAATCAAGCTGTGCTTGGCGCCGCTGCCGTCGTCCAACTAATAATGGGGCGACAAGCGCCCCCTTAAACCCCTCAAAAATTTTGAAACGATTCATAATGCATTAATTTGTCCCATTAATGTAATATCTCTCTAATCCAAATGTTTCAACTCAATTCAACCGGTTTGAACAGTCCATGGATCAACCTGTTGTTGCTGTGCCTGGTGGAAGTGTACGGCGATTTCAAGTTCAAAGCGTACGCGCGTTCCTCCGACGGGGTCCCCTTGTTCATTCAAGGCTGCGCGGGATATGCGGGTGTCATTTACTTTTTGATACGCATGTTGCGGCTGAAGGACGTCATTTGGGTGAACGCCATGTGGGACGGCGGTTCGGCGCTCATTGAGACGCTGTTTGCGTATTTCATGTACGGGGAGCGGTTGAAACAGCCGGTGAATTACGCGGGGCTGGCGCTCATCCTGCTGGGGCTGTTCATGCTGCGAAACGGATAAAGAGGAAAGGTTCGGGGCGAAACGCAGCCAAAGGCACTGCGATGTGCCTTGTGAACTATAGGTTCCCCGGTGAGGGAAAGGTTCGGAAAACCGTAGGTTTTCCGATAAAATTGATTTATAAATAATGCGCAATTAATGTATTACAGACAACCCAATACATCAATTACATACACCGAATATGCCTCAACAACCCATCATTGCATCGTTCACGGATCATGACGGCACCCTCCGGTTTACCGTGAGTCAAATCAACGTGAGTTTGGCCAATGCCGTTAGGCGCACCATCTTGGCCGACATACCCACGTTCTGTTTCCGCACGCTGCCGCACGTCGAGAACCGCGTGGACATCACGGCTAACACCACGCGTCTGAACAATGAAATCATTAAGCAGCGCATGGGCTGCATTCCCATCCACCTCAAGGCGAATGATCCCGATTTTGAGCACTTCAACGTGGAAGACTACCGCGTGGTGTTGGACGTGCAAAACACGGGCACTGCAAACGAATACGCGACAACCAAGGACTTCCGCATGGTCAACGTGAAAACGGGCAAGGAGCTGAGCGAGTCCGTTGTGCGGCGCATCTTTCCGCCCGACACCATTACGGGCGGCTACATTCTGATCGTGCGGCTGATGCCGAGGCTGACCCAATTCGTGGAAGGCGAGCGCCTGGCGTTGACCGCCGAAATCGGGGTGGGCACTGCGCGCATGGACGGCATGTACAATGTGGTGAGCACGTGCGCGTATTGCGCGACCCCCAATGTGGAAGCAGCCGAAAAGGTGTGGGCCGAATGCGCAAAGACATTGGAGCGCGACGGCAACGACGCCGCAACCATTGCGTTTGAAAGGAAGAACTGGTTCACCATGGAGGCGAATAGATATGTTAACCCAGACAGTTTTGACTTCATCATTGAATCCGTGGGGGTGTATTCCAACCCCGAGATTGTGACCAAGGCTTGCCTGCTCCTCGTTGAAAAATGCAAGAAAATGATCGCGGATATTGAGAACGCCAGCGGCGACGTGGATGTGGCGCCGTCCGACACCACGCTGAGCAACGGATACGATGTGACGCTGCAAAACGAGGACTACACGATGGGCAAGTGCATTGAATACTTCATTCACACGAATCATTACGCTGGCAGCAAGACGGTTTCGTTTTGCGGGTTTCGCAAAAACCACCCGCACGATACGCACAGCATGATCCGCCTGGCATTCCGTGCGCCGACGGACGTGGACATTGTGCACACGTATTTGATTGCAGCCGCGCGGGATTCGGCGGCCGTGTTTGAATCCCTGATTTCACAGATCCACCGTTAACGGGAACCCAGGTGCCAAGCATTGCGTCCCGTAAGCCCTCCTGCCCCTTTGACTCGTATTTTAATATTTGATGCAATAACCCAAAAATTAAAAAAATTATCATTTTTTCATGAGCATTATTTCGGACACATCACCGTGCAACCAAGTTCAATCATGCTTTTCTTTTTCGCAAGCCTTTCGCACCCCGAAATTCAGCGCGTAGATTTGGTGCGACGGATAAAGCCCGTTCATGTAGGCAATTGTTTTGCCCAGCGTGATGTGCTCCTTTTTTTCGCGCAGTTCTTTCAAATACAGATCATGCAGCTGGGTCATGTGCAGTTTGAATTCGGCGGGAAAAGGGCGCTCCTTATTGACGTAGCACCTGAGGTAGTTTGCAAACAGCTGGGTCGTGTAAGCGTGCAGCTGGTCCCGGAACTTCTGAAACGCGTCGCGGTGCTCGGGATGCAGCACCAAATACTCCTTCACCTTGCCCTGCTGCCGCAACGACAGGTACTGGAACTGCAGCTTGGGTTCGCTGCCGTGCAGGTTTTTAATGCGCTCGTAGTTCGGATTGCGAAACTTGAAGCGTGCCCCCGTGCTGCGCTCGCGACAAACCAGCGCCGGGAAGTCATAGGGCGCATTCAGCGACGTGTATATGTCTTGCAACACGCTCAGACCGACGTCGGTGAATTGGAGCGGCAGCCGCACAAAGGTTTTTTCATTGTTGTTGCTGTTGCTGTTGCCGGATGCATTGATTCGGGCCAAGTGCTCGTCGCGGCACTGCTCCTCCACGACGAGGTTCTCGTTGTCGGCCTTGTACACGGCGATCAGGTACAGCGTTGGTTCGGTTATGCGGCGCACGATGTGGTTGTTCGGGTGCTGCATCACAAAGCTGTAGCAGCAGTCCTTCTGCAGCGCGTCAAACTCCAACCCGGCCGCATTCATGCACTCCAAAAACATGCGCCGGAATGTCTTCTTTTCAGTGATGGGCTCGGGCTCGGCATTGGGTTGCACCGAGTGGAACACGATCTTTGCGCCCACGCAGCTCTTTGTGGCCAGATCCCATTCCGCGCCGTCCTCTTGACCGTTTGGCTTATAATAAAACAGGTTGATCATCGTGCCCTCCACGAACTCTTCCACGACGATGTTGTCGTCTGAATAGCGGCCGTTCAATTCAGTTGGAGAGGGGTTCACGCATTTGGGCGGCGAATACGCCAAGATTTTACCGTGCTGATCCAGAACAACCGACCGCAGAAGCCCGATGGTTTGCAGCTCGTCGCATTTGACCGCGCCGGTGGTGTATTTCAGGATGGAATGCACGTTGGCGCCGCTCTTCCATTTCTTGTTCGTCAGGTTTGATTTATGCAACAAGGTTTGAAGTTCGTCGCTTTCGGGGTCGTGAAACATGAGACTGAACGCGCGCAAAATGTCGGGTCCGGCGCGCTTCAAATCGTGGGTCCAAGGCACAACAGCGGATTGCATTGTGATCTAATCTTAGCATTATTGACGCACATGTCTTTAACTTACTTTCATAAATGCATTATCGGCAACCTCCTTTTTTTGACGCGGACGACAACCGGGATGACGACGTTCTATTGGACGCTCTTGATTTTTTTTTGGTTCGTGCCTTGGCGGGTGCCTTGGTTCGTGCCTTGGTTCGTGCCTTGGTTCGTGCCTGATCCATCATTTCAATCATCGCTTCGTTGGAAAACGCGGGGTCGCATGATTGAATGTAGCCGTCAATGTTTCGTTGCAGCGTGTTCAGCTTGCGCTGGCACGGGCTCAGCTTCGCGTTCTCTTGTTTCTTTCGCGTGACTTCTTCTTTTTGCAGTGCCTCCTTTTGTTTGAAGTCTTTCGCGGTTTGCTCAAAGTATTCTTTCAGCGGGATCACTTTTTTTCCAATGGCGCGATTCTGTGCAAACACATCCTCGTTGATTTGAGGAGCTTCCCCCGAAATGCCGTATCGCATTGCAATCAAGTCGGCCGCATTTTCCAGCGGGTTCTTCTTTTTGGCGGCGGCCTCAAACGCATTGGTGGCGGGAAGTACTGCTTCGTTCACCAAAGTGGGCGCAATTCGTTTTTTAGGTTTTGCAGACATGGATCCGGGTCGTATCGTATCGTATCGTATCGTATCGTATCGTATCGTATCGTATCGTATCGTATCGTATCGTATCGTATCGTTATATTTTATTTTGAATAAAAAATATAATAGAAAGGTATGTTAAGGTATATACAATCCGGATATTTTATAAGTTTGTTTAATTGTATACAATGTCTCATCCTCAAGCCCGAAAAGAACATGTGCATTCTTTAAAGCTGGGCGACATTATTCAAATTGAGGCTAAAAACCAGGACTTGAACAACCACGTGTACGTGATTGATTATTTGGATGCCGACAAGCTTCGTCTCATTGACGCCGATACAATGATAACGCGAACGCTGACCATTAACCCGGAAACGGGGTCCTTCTCCGACGAGTCCATTTTCAATATCAACATATTGGATCACGCGCCCGAGCCGGGGTACGCGCGCCAGAACGGGCTGCTGCCCAACACATGGGTTGACATTTACTTTGGCGGCGAGCACCCCACCGTCATCACCGCCCGCATTTCCAATTTAGAAGACGGCGAGGACATGATTGAACTCACCACCGCGCCCGACAACGAAGTCATCTACATTGATTTCGGGTTCAAGGGGTTGCCGGAACACCTGCCGATTGAACGCATCAACATACGGCCTCCGCCGTCTGCGGCATTGGTCGCAGAAGGCGCAGAAGGCGCAGAAGGCGCTTCAATTGCAATGGCGGCAGCGGACCCCTTTGACGACGGGCTTGTTCCCCCCGTCCAAACCGTGTCGGTGGCGGTTCCAGCGGTTCGCAACGCCATCGCGGAGATGCTGCACGACGCCGACGAAATCATGGCTTCGCAAGCCGTGCAAGAGTTTTCCTTCATGGTGGACGTGCCCACGGAGCGCAAGCGCTACACGCTGGAATCGCAAACCAACGACATGCTGAACGCGCTCCTGTCCAGCGTGCCCGCCACCCAGCGCACCGACGCCGTGTTGAGCGGCATCCACGCGCTGATCACCCGGTTCAAGCAGCTGCGCGAGCAGTTTTCCACGTTTGACCGCAGCGGGAATGCGCACGTGCCGTTGAAGCACGGCCCCGACCACCGTCCGCTCATTGACACGCTGCGCAAATTGAACCAGCGCCTGCACTGGATTCTGCCGGTGGCGGTGTGTCGCAAGAAGACGTACGTGAACGAAGAAGCCACAATGGAAGAGCTGTCGCTCTCTCCCAAAGAAGACGTGGTGCAAATCACCATGGCTCAAACGCTGACTGATCAGGCGGAGCTGGTTGCCTCCTATAAAAACGGCGGCGACAAGTATGCCGCTTACATGAACAAGCTGAGCACGACCCAGTGCACGCCGTTTGAGCCGCCCGAATACGAGGAGGATTACTTGACGAGCGAAGCCGTGCGCGACAACTTGGCCGCCGTCATTGACAACCTGGGGCAGCTGGAATCGTCGGTGGTCGCGGGCGAGGAGCTGAAAACCCGCCGCTTCGTCGTGCAGCGCTACAACCTCGGGCTGACGCGCCTGCAAGCCAATTCCATGACCGCGAATCGCATGACGGCCGACGTGGTTCCCATGACGCCGGCCGACACGCTGACGCTGAAGTCGTTCATCATGCTGCCCGAGCCCACGGTGGCGTATTCGCGCATCAACCTGCACACCATCAACATCCTGGACAAGTCGCGGCTGAACCAGCACAACTTGAATTACTGGCAGCTGCTGCGCAAGACCACGCGCATGAGCACGCGCACCGTGGACGACTTGGACGAGCACATTGCGTTCAATTCGCGCGATTTTTTGAGCGACATCAAGGAGTACGTGCTGAACCGCGAAATCACGGATGCCGACCGGTACGCGGAGTACCTGCGCATCGTGGTGCCGCGCACCCGCGTGCTCTTTGACCTCGTCAAGAAGCACCTCGTGGGCAGCCTGACCCTGTCCGAAATCGTGGACTACTTGGAGCCCTTCATGGTGTACCACCGCGACTTGACGCATCGCCAATACAGCGACATGGTGGGCTTCTTGCGCGAGCGCATTCGCGACCACAAGCGCAACTACGCGCTGCTGAAGACCCAGTGCGACAAAGTGCGCACCCACAATTACGGCGTCATTCATTTGGGCATGTCGGTGCTGTACAACTTGCTGGTGAGCGGCAAGGCGCACCATGAGGGCGGCAACGGCGGCGACGGCAACGGCGGCGGCAACGGCGGCAACGGCGGCAACGGCGGCAACAGCAACGGCGACAGCGTGTGCGAGACGTACGGCTTTTCCAAGGAGCAGTACAACATTGGCGGCGACACCGCGTTTCAACGCGCGGATGCGGCCGATGCGGAAGTCCGTTTGCGCCGGGCATTAACCCCGTCCGAGTTGCTGCACCGCATGCTCGTGGCCGACAATGCGCGGCTCTACATGTGCGCGGTTGCCAGGCTGAACGTGGAGCTGCTCACGTCGTTTGATTTCGGGGCGCTGCTGAACCAGCAAACCGGCCGGTTCAAGAAGCGGAAGGCAGAGGAGGAGGGGCAAAACAAGTGCGCCAACATCGTGCTTGCAAAGCAGTACTTGGGGGATTCCGACGAGCTGGAGGACGACAACGGCGTAAACATCGCGTTTGACCGCAAATTTGACCGCACCGATTACGAGTTCTTGAAGAAGTACGAGTCGCAGCAGCAGGCCATGCCGCGCGAGGAGTTCGTCCTGTTTTTGAAGGAGGAGATCAAGCGCGAGCTGAAAGTGCCCGACGACCGCCAGGCGGGCGTGGAGGCGGAGGCCATGCTGCTGGGGGAGCGCCCCGTCCAGGACGGCCACTACGCCGTGATTGAGCTGGACAACGCCGACGGCACCAACCGCCACCTGTACTACGTGCGCAAGAACCAGCAGTGGATCCGCGACACCAACATTCCCGCGGGGGTCAGCATGCACGACCCCGCCTTTTTCTGCAACGTGCAGGAAAAGTGCTTCACCGTGGATCAGACGTGCATGGACTACGACTTGGCCGCCGACGCGGTAAAAGAGGGGCTGCTGACCGAAATGAACGCGGAATTCAAGGCCGGCGTGGACGACAACCGGGAACGCACCGTGCAGCGCATTGACGGCAAATTCAATTACTACGACGCCGTGCTGCCGCGTCTGCGGCACATGAAATACGCGCGCATGACGAAATACAACGACGCGCAGCTACGGCACCAAGTCGGCGCGGACGAGCTGCAGGACATTGTGCAGTCGCCGTACGAGCGCCTGAAAACAATTATATTGGGGCAGTCCGATTTGGTGAAGCGCAGCGCCGACGTGCTGAATTTCGTGGAGCGGTACACGCGCGGGGCGAACGAGCGCCTGAGCGAAGACCCGCACTGGCTTTATTGCGTTAAAACCGAAGTGAAGTTGATGCCGTCCTTCTTGCGCCGGCTGGCGGCGGCGTTCATGGCTGACGCGGCGTCGTATCAATCCACGCTGCGCACCGTTTGCCGGGAGCAGGGCGAGATGAGCGACGAAGGCAACGCCGTCGTGGACAAGCACAGCGGATACGTCATCACGATGCTGGAATCCGCCACGGAAGAGGGCAGCGAGTTCCGCGGCATGCTGCCGGGCGCGGAAGAAGAACCCACGGGGGGGGGAGTAGCCGCCGTAAAAACAACGGTGCCCAAAAAATACGACAACCCGCGCGCCGTGATGATTTCCAACGTGGTGACGTCCATGGGCAACTACTTGAGCGTGGACATGACCCCGTTGCGCGAATTCATCGTAGAAAAAACCATGGCCGCGCTGAATTCCACCCTGGTGAGCGAGGAGCAGTACAATAAACTGGCACAGAAAAAGTTTGAACTGGAGAAAAAACGCCCCCCCTCGTTCAAGGAGTTCATGAACACGTCGTTGCTGTTTTGCGCGCTCGCGTTTTTGACGGTGGCCATTCAAACGGCCATTCCGTCGCTCAAGACGAATAAAACGCAGCCGGGGTGCGTGCGGTCCTTCATGGGCTACCCGCTGCTGGGCGAGGAAGACATGAGCGGCATCCGCTACGTGGCCTGCATTGCGCACCAGCTGAAGAGCAAATCCGTGGAGCCGTGGAGCGCCGTAAAGGACTTGAAAGAAGCAACCCTTGCCGAACGGATCAAGACGTACGTGAACAAGTACGCGGTCACGCAAGGCGAAATCGGCGACTTGATCGCGCTCAAACGCGAGTACTTGAAGGAGCGCGCGGAGGAGCTGGTGCCGGTGGAGCTGGACATCCGGCGCATGACCGCGTTTCTGCCACCGCTGGGCGGCGTCGTCAATCCCGCGACGAACCAAGTGTCCCCGCAGTTCATGGAACAGCTGGACGAGAACTTGCGGCGCGGCAAGACCGAGCAAACCGCCGACCAGCTCGGGGTGCTGCGCGCCAAGGTCATGTACTTCTCCCTCGGCATGCAGCAACTGGTGCAAGAAGTGGTGAGCAAATTTAAGACGCAGCTGCTGCTGAAGCCGCAGACCGAGGGCGGCGTGCCGTTCCTGCAGAATGCGTGCTGCTTGGAACCCACGGACAGCACCACGCTGCAGTTCTTCGTGCGCCAGCGCCCCGGCATCCAGGAATGCAACGACGACGCGGCCAAAACGCAGGCCGTCGTTCGCCGCATCGTGCAGCTGGGTCAGGCCGCCACATTGTACGACCCCAAATCCACGAAGCCCGCGTTCCCCCCGCTGTCGCCCCAGTTTGACGAGCGCACCATTTACATGGCGTTTGCCGCGTTCTGCAATTACGGCAACCAGCGCCCCGTTCCGCCGCAGCTCCAGCTCTTCTGCTTGAACAAACCCGACCCCGACGTGTTTGATGCGTCGGACACGACGGCCACGCAAATTGAAAAGCTGAAACGTCGCGGCGTCAATTTCACGCGCGAAGCGTTTGCGCAAATGATGCAGGTCGTTGGCGCCGAAAACATCGTGCCCATCCGTCTCAACGAACCCGAGTGGTCCAACGACCAGCAACTGCGCGACATGATGGCCGACATGCAATCAAAGCAATCAAATGGCAGCAGCAGCAGCAGTGGCGCAAGCATCCTTCCGACCGAGCTGCAGGCGCACGTGCTGGGATTGATGGACACGTACGACTTGGCGCTGTCCGAAGAAACCCCCGAAATGCGCGAGTTCAAATCGTATTTGAGCAACTTGTGCGACGACCGCTGGGCCCGAATCGGGACCTTCTTGGACGGCAATAAAGCGGGTGTGCCGAACTTTGCAAAACAGCGCGCCAAACTGAAAACCGCATTCGGCGCGCTCATGGACTTTGCGCCGCAAAAACGGGGCGCGGCCATTGAATCCGAGGACGCAACGCTGGGCCGCGCCATCCAGTTCACGAAAAACTGCATGCGCTTGTTGGCCGACGTGTTCCCGTCCATGATTTGCAACCAAGTGGCGCGCGACGCGGCCAGCGTGAAGGTGCCGGCGCATTGGGGGCTGAGCGGCCGACACAGCGACGACGTGCGAGCCATCATTGGCCGCACGTACGCGGGGTTGAATAAATTTTACGGCGACCGGCAGCTGGCGCCGCTGCTGAAGGCCATGCAGCTCCGGGTTCGGGATCTCATGCGCTTGATGAGCATCACCCCGTTTTTTGCGGAAGCGCCAATGCAAGCGCCGGTGCAAGCTGACGCCCGGCAAACATCAAAACCCCCGACCACGTTTTCCGTGTTTGACGGTCGCATCGTGCACCTGCTGTACAAATACTACTTTCTGGAACTGCTGGCGGAATGCACGCGCATGGTGGATTACGAGGGCATCCTCATTGAAGAAACGGTGCCGGTGGAAGAGGACGCGCTCATTGCCGGCACGCTGCGCGCCGAAGAAGCCGCAACCGGCGTCATGGAAGAAGTGCAAATCCTGCAAATAGAGCGCACCGTGGTCGCCAAAACAATCGTGGAGCTGCTGTTTGCGTACGCCGACATCGTGGACGACGAGCGCGCGGCGGTGGACATGAACGCCGACACCATCAAGGAGCGCGTGCGTCGCACCAAGGACAAGGAGAAGGAGCTCATCGTGGAGGGGTTTGACACCATGACGAAGGAGCAGCGCGAAACCGAGAAGTTCTTTAAAGACCACCGCATCGGCGACTGGAACGTGGGCATGCAGAAGGGGCTGCGACAGTACGTGAAAGACACCTACGACCGCGAACGCGATGAAATGGAGCAGCAGCTGCGCAAAGAACGGCAACTGAGCCGGCGCGACTTCGTGTCCGACATGCAGCGCGAAATATTCGTGGACGGGGATGCGGAGCGCGAGGCGGCGCAAATTGAAGCCGAAGAGAACAGCCTACGCGCGCTGCCGGTAGACGACGACTACGGCGATGCGGACGACGGGGGCGCGCTGGATTACGAAGACGTCAACGACTCGGGCTAACCTACGCACGTTATATCACATATAGCACATATGCAATAAAGTATTTGCATATTTGCATATTTGCATATTTGCATATTATTAGCGCGTTGCGCGTTCTACAGTTGCGCGTTCTACAGTTGCGCATTGACGCGTCCGGGCAGCCCGTGCCCATACACAATCATGTAAATGAGCACGCACGACGCAATCAGAATGCTGCGGTTCTCCGCCACGACGGGAGACTGCTTCAAAAACATGAGCATGATTGCGTACAAGGCCACCCCGATCACAACAGAATGCACCACCATGGTTAGCCCTCGTTCAGACATGATTATATGATTATGTATCATTGAGAGAAATTAAAATAAAAACAACACAACACAACACACCACAATACAATGCAACACAATCATAATAACAATCATACTGAATGCAATGCCGCAATTCAGGACGTCCATGAAAAAATACGCGAATCATATGAGATCAGAGACCCATACGGCATACTTCGTTTCCTTGATACCCTTGAGATTGATGCATCCGGATCAGACACAATTATAATGATGAGAAGCCGCCTTTAGTTTTAGAATTTTTTGCACGGTTTTTTCAATGCGCGCGCATGTTTCACCCCCTGTCCTTACTCCCGGTCTCGCGCACATGGTTTTGATTTTCAAGAGTTTCATTCGCAAATTGTCCAAGTGCGGGGTCCATTTGTACAGCACGCGAAAACACGCGGCTTGCAGGCAGATGCACTCGCACGTCATCGCAATTTGCACCGCACCGGGAACAATTTCGTAACTGCTCATGTTCATGTTGCATTCCAACCGCGCACACGAGCGAATGAATTCGTCGCGTTTGAGTGCGCGTTCATCCGGATCGGAGGCAGCATGATGAATGCACTGCAGCTCATTCATCATGTGTGAAAACTGGGACAAGTGCGCGTTGCATTGGTCCACGATTTGAGATTCTTGGTTCAGCAACGTGCGCAGAACGTGGCGCTGATGGGATGACAGCGTTGCGGAACAAGCGGTCATGTGTGCCATCATTCATGCATCCTTCATCGCGGCAGGCGCAGAATGTTCAATTTTTTTATATTATATTTATGTCTGCGTGTGCCTCCTAGACTTATTGAAGTGTTTATTCAACCTTTTTGATTTGGACTTCTGCATAGTGCGTCGTTTTTTTCCACCTTTTGGTTTTATTAACAACTCATATGCCGCCTGCACTTGTTGTTGTTTAGCGGTGCATTCAAGGCGTGTTTGTTCATCTGGAGTGTTTTTATCAGGATGCACTGAACGGGAAATTCTTGTGTAAGCAGTTTTTATAGTTTTTATATCTGATTGGTTTGCATTTGGGTTCAATTTTAAAACTCTAAATGCATCTGGGCGTGTTTCTGGTATTGGATACATTTTACCAAATGCTTCGCGACTATTTGGTTCTATTGCTGTTGCTGTTGCTCTTGCTGTTGCGGTTGGTTGGCTGGATCGCCTCTCCTTCTCCTTCTCCTTCCTCTCCTCCTCCCTCTTCTTCCATTCCCTATACTCTTTTCGCATCGCTTCATCCCGGTCCGGACCCGGCGGCAACCGCACTTGTGAGGCTGGTATTGGCATATTTACTATATTGTAAATATTTTATTTTGATTTAATGTTATTTTTCAGCCGAACGCGGTCACGCTGGCACCGCCGCTCGTTTTCTTCTTCAACTTGTACGTGTTGTTGGGGATGACCTTGTTGTTCAGCAAAAAATCGTTATTATCCTCGTACATTTCGGGCAGGATGTGCGTGAGCGGCTTGTTCACCACATAGATGATTTGCTCGCTCTTGAACAGCTTGCGGTATTCTTGAATGGAGAGGTTGCCGTAAAACTTGTTCAAAATGTACTGCGGATTGGGCGCGGGCTTAATGCTCTTCTCGTAATTCAATGCCCGTCCGTACATGGAGTTCAACATCTGGCACCGCTCAAATTTGACGGACGTGTCCACGCCCTCGTTCATGAGGTAGGCCAGCGCGCACTCGGGGCTGCAAAAACACCCGTACACGCTGTGCCCCCCGTTTGCCGTAATGCATCTGGGGATGTAAACGGGCGGCGTGTCAAATTCGCAGGTGTCCCAAAAACAGCAGGAGCGGCGGGTGCCGGCCCCAATGTTTTGAAACACATCGCTTTTGTGAAAGCACAGCTTCAAATGATTTAATTTCTTCCAAATGTCCTTTAAATTCTTGTCGTTGGATCCGGTTTCGTCGTCGTCGTCGTCGTCGTCGTCCCCGTCGTGATTCAAATGGTTATACGAAGTGTATGAATTTGTTGCAACCAGCGCGTCCGACGTGGTTCTGGGTTTTTTGGAATTGGTTGCGGTGCTCATGATGAAATTGACCGCGCCATTGCCTCCGTCATACGACTCGTTCAAATCGGCGCCCTTCGTTTCCAAATCATTGAACGAAACGACGTCTCCGGGCTTGACGGATGCGTCGGTGTTCAAGCCTGGTATGTCAGACGCGCTGCATTTCAAATGGAGAATTATATTGGGCGCATCGTGCATTGCCGCGGATGCATTCACTAGCTGCTGAATTACCTTTCCACCTTTGGGTTTTCTTCCGCGTTTCTTGTGAGCACACACTGGGACAACTGGGACAACTGGGGCATCAAGCATATCCAGTTGCGCGGATTGCGCGGATTGTGTTGTTTGCGCGGATTGTGCGGATTGTGTTGGTTGTGCGGATTGCGCGGATTGTGTTGTTTGCGCGGATTGTGCGGATTGTGCGGATTGTGCGGATTGTATTGGTTGCATTGTTTGCGCTGATTGTATTGGTTGCGTTGTTTGTGCGGATTGTGTTGGTTGCGTTGTTTGCGTCTGTTTTTTATTGCTCCGTTTTTTTTTAGGTGCGGACGGCACAACCAATTCAATCAATGCATTATCATCAACCGATGGAACAACTGGCGCATCGGAAGTAAGCGCAGCATCAGGAATAGGAGCAGGTGCTGGCAGTTTGCGCTCTCTTTTCTTTTTTTCGGGCGCTGCGCTTACTGCCGCTGCGCTTACTTCCGCTGCGCTTACCGCTGCGCTTACCGCTGCGCTTACCGCTGCGCTTACTTCCGCTGCGCTTACTTCCGCTGCGCTTACTTCCGCTGCGCTTACTTCCGCTGCGCTTACTGCCGCTTGCTTGGCATTGGCCTTGGTCGCTCGTTTTTGTTGCATTAAAAAAAAGGTATAGTTTAATTGTATGATAAAGTGTGCGAACACAGTTTAAGTTGTTTTATTATATTTTTTGTCGGTTTCCATTTGGTAGCATGCGCGACACAGTGGAAGGTAGTTGTCGCTTCCGATCACGATTTGGTCGGTTTCGCGCGTGGTTCTGAAGCTGAAAATCGCTTCCTTGCCGTTGCGGCAAATGCTGCAAAGCGACGTCAACTTGCACACCTTGTCGCAATGCGGGATCAAATCCAAGAACGCGCCGATGCGTTTTTTCTCAAAGTCGCCGTCCAGTCCGCATATGTACACGCGCTTCCCGGCATCCACGAACTGCAACACCGTCATGATGTCGCCAAAGAACTGCCCTTCATTGATGAGCAGCACATCAGCCGCGGCCACTTCATCGGCGTGCTTCGTCTTCAGTTCCTCAATCGTAGAGCACATGAGGCAGGGGATCATGGTGCGGTCGTGGGTGGAAAGCAGCGCGTCTTCAGCCGCGGCGTATCGCGTGTCTCCCGCAAAATTAACAACCACCACGCGCATGTTGCAATACGTGTACTGCTTATGCAATCGGGTCAGCCAAGTGGTTTTTCCTGAAAACATGGGTCCGATTGCCAATTCCAAATATCCCGTGGTCATTACAGATTGCGTTGTATGATGCATGTTTCTCTAAAATGGGATCCACATTTTATTCCATCAATTTTTACTTTAATTCGGTAATTCCGTTAATTACTTTAATTACTTTAATTGTAAAATGAGGGGGGGCGTGTATGAATTCGCAAATATCAATATAAATACACATTCAAATGCTTACATAATTCATTGAATGACGCCCAATTCCAATTTATCCAATTCAACCCCCTGGGTGGAAAAATATCGCCCAACCAAGTTTGACGACATTGTGCTGGACCCGCTGAACAAGCTGATGATGCGCAACATCATTGCAACGAGGCACTTCCCCAACCTGCTGTTTTACGGCCCGCCCGGCACGGGAAAAACCACCACCATCATGAATCTGGTGAACGAGTACCAACTGGCAACCATGCAGCATGTCAACAGCGGCCTCATGATTCATTTGAACGCCTCCGACGAGCGCGGCATTGACATCATCCGCGTTCAAATCAACAGCTTTGTGACCACCAAATCTCTCTTCGGAACCGGCACAAAATTCGTAATACTGGATGAAGTGGATTACATGACCAAGAACGCGCAAATGGCGCTGCGGCATTTGCTCAACAGTTACAACTACGCCTACTCGCAGCACAACGTGCGGTTTTGCTTGATATGCAACTACATCAGCCGCATTGACGAAGCGCTGCAAACCGAATTTGTGCGCATGCGGTTCAACCAATTGCCCGTGTCCGAAATCCATCAGTTCATGATGAAGGTCAGCTTGAGCGAAGGGCTGAACCTGTCCGACGAAATGCTGCGGTCCATCCAAAAACAGTTCAATTCCGACATTCGCAGCATGATCAACTACATGCAAACCAACCAGGACGTGCACGCGGGGCCGGAACACCCCGGCATTATGACCGACTCCGCGTGGGATGAAATCACGCACGATTTAAAAACAGGGGGCGATGACGTCGTCCGCCGGGTTTGCGATAAAATAAACCACCTGAGCCGACACTGCAATTCGGATCGCAAAAACATGATGAAAAGCTACATCAATCATTTAATACGCAACCACCCCGCCCTCATAACGGCGGAACTGTTGAACAAGGTGGAAAATGCAATGCACGTCGCGGAATGCAACCCCGATCACTTGACGCGTTATCTTATTGTGAATTTTGCAAAATGGTTTGGGTCGCCCAATTGACCATGTTTTCAAAAAGAATTGATTCCAATTCAACTTAAAGAGACAAGCTTAATATGAGTTTAACCACGCAGCCAATGGCAATCGCAATGGCAATGGCGCTTGATTTGGAATGGCAGCAGTTTTTAACCAATTCGGATTCCGCCGCCGCGGATACTCCATCAAACGCGAAAGCAAAGGCGAACGCGAGCGCGAACGCGAACGCAAAAGCAAAGGCGACGTCGTGTAAATCGTGGGTGGTGGAATCCCGAGATTTAGACGACGACGATGACGACGATGCATTGGCCGACGATGCATTGGCCGTGCACGATGACAGTAACAACGAGAACCCCGAATCCGATGCGCTGACACTGACGGACGAGACCCGGCCGAAATGCACGCCCATTTACGTGAGCACCAAAACAAAAATATCGTATTTAACGGAACCGATTGACATTCATGCCGTGTTCTGGAACATCCCGGTGTTGAAATACGCCGTTCCACGGGAGGGCACCATCAAAAAACAAATGAAGTTTTCAACGACCGACCCGGACGAATTGGCAGTAATGCGAGCCAAATTGACGCAGGAAGTGGCGTGCGTGAACGAGTTCGTGATTGAGCACATTGAAAATCCGGACGGGCGCATCAAATTCAAGGACCAGCGCAAAATCAGCATCGGGCTTTGCAAGAAGGACATTGTGAGCTACCGCATCAAGCAAAAACGGGCATTCTTCAACTGCTTCGTGGTGATTTTGCGCATTGTGGACGAAGACGACGAGCACCACAACTTCAAGGAAATGCACGTGAAGGTGTTCAACACCGGAAAACTGGAAATACCGGGCTTAAAAACGGACGCAATGCTGCACAAGGTGCAGACCCTGCTGGTTCAAATTTTAAGGCCCATCGTGGGAGACCACCTGGATTTTCAGCGCGACCAGTGCGAAACGGTGCTCATCAATTCCAACTTCAAGTGCGGGTATTACATCAACCGCGACGCGCTGTACAATTTGCTGAAATACAAGTACCGCATCAACTGCAACTACGACGCGTGCTCGTATCCGGGCATTCAGTGCAAGTTCTTTTACGTGCAGGGGGTGGGCGTGGGGCAGCAAACCGGGCAGCAACCGGCGCATTCCATTGATGACGCGACGACGATGACCAACAAGCACAAAAAATCGTGCAACGACACAAAGGCGCATTATGAAATCTCCTTCATGATTTTCCGGACGGGCAGCGTCCTCATTGTGGGAAAGTGCAACGAAGACGTGCTGCACGAAATTTACGACTTCATCCGAACCATGCTGGAAACGGAATACATGACGATCGGCAAATGCTTGGTTTCAACTGACGCGTCCTCGGAGAAAAAACGCGTTCCCAAAATTCGGCGCAAAAGACTCATCTTCGGGGGACATGCGCCCCCCCTCCCCCCCTATTAATCGGGGGACATGCGTCCCCCCTCCCCCCCTCTTAATCGGGGGACATGCGTCCCCCCTCCACCCCTCGTCCCCCCGTCCACTACGTAGTGCCCTTGCGCGCAGCAGCCTTTCATATTTCAAAATACAGTTTTTATATAACATATATGTATAATGAATAAGTATTTAAAGATACAAACTCGTTTTAGAACATAATTTCACGAAAAAATATACAACCACGATGAGCAATCAACTTCCTGCTTCTGCCTCTGCCCCTGCCCGTGGCGCTGGCGCGGGCGGTGGCGCAGCCGCCCCCTCCAACAATAATAATGCCGTCGCAACCAAATCATCCAATAATAACAGTAACGATGCCTCGTATCGGTTGCCCAGCAACGTGTGCATCGGGCACGCGATGAAACTTTCAATTGTGGAAGACAAGCCCATCATGATGGATTATTGGACCGCGTCGTTGGACAAATCGGTCATCATCGGGGTTAGCGAGAACAAGGACAAGCTGTTGGTGAAGAGCGAGGACGAGTATACCAGCACCATTGCGAAGATTTACAAGGTGGAGACGGAATACATCATTATGACGGAGAATTCCATCTACATTGTCAGCAACGACATTCCCACAAAGCGCATCAACTAATCGGGGGAACCCTCCTCCGAACCTTTCCCTCAGAAAACCTACGGGTTCCTCCTTTTTATTTATAATATTGTGTATTATAAACAACAATCCAATAATCCAAATACAATCATGGCGGGTGCAGTGCGTCGTTTAATATTCACGAATCAAACCCCCGGAAATAACAATCACTACGTGCCGGGTTCCGGAGTTGGCGGCATGAACATTTCGGTGCGGCGGCATTTGAAGCGCTTCGCAACTTCGCCGCAGGGTGCCAACGGCATGTATAACCCCGCCGGCAAACTTCCGTGCTGTCCCGAGCTGCTGCAAAATTACGGCAATTATCGCAAGGGATCTAATTGAAATTTATGTATATGAACACAAATAATACCATATAAATAAATTTGAACATTTATTGTAAAAATTGAATCAACCAAAGTTGCATTAATTAACGCACAGCCCACATACCGCTGAATACACATGTCGCAATCCACGCCCACCGCCACGGCCTTGATCAATCCCGCACTAAGCCCACCACCACCGACTTTCATTGAAGTTTGCGCTGGTGGCGGTGGGCTTAGTGCGGGATTGATTAAGGCTGGGTTTGTGCCGCTGTTGTTGAATGACAATAACAGCGATTGCTGTAAAACCTTGAAACAGAATCATCCGACCGCAAACATTGTGTGCGGATCAATGGATGCAGTGGATTATTCTCAATATGCCGATGCGGTTGATTTGTTGACTGGTGGAGTGCCATGCCAATCGTTTTCACAAGCGGGATCCAGAAAAGGATTGGACGATCCGCGTGGAAATTTGATGCTCAAATTTGTGGATATCATTACAACTGTGCGACCCAAGGTGTTCATGATAGAAAATGTCAAAGGGTTGTTGACGCACGACGATGGAAAAACCATAAAAACCATAATAGACACCATGAATGCGTCGGGAATGTACAATGTCATTTACAAATGCGTGGATGCGTCCAAGCACGGCGTGCCGCAAAAAAGAGAACGAGTGTTCATCATCGGCTCATTGAAAACGTTGATGTGCGACGCGTTCCAGTTCCCAGAAGAAAGTGCCACAAAAGTGGTTTTGAAAGACGTGTTGTGCAATGTTCCGCCATCGGTCGGAGCAAAATACAGTGCAGCAAAAATTGTTTTGTTTGCAATGATACCGCAAGGAGGATGTTGGGTCAATTTGCCCGAACAGTTGCAAAAGGACTATTTAGGAAACAGCTACAATTCCGGTGGAGGAAAAAGAGGCATCCTTCATCGTTTATCCATGGAAAAACCATCATTGACTTTGCTCTGCACCCCCTCTCAAAAACAGACCGAACGATGCCATCCGCTGGAAGAACGGCCGTTGACGACACGAGAATATGCGCGGATTCAAACGTTTGACGATGACTACGAATTTGTCGGAAGTTTAAATTCTCAATACAAACAAATTGGCAATGCGGTTCCAGTCCTATTGGCGAAGCAAATCGGTCAATCCATTCGGAACATGCTGTCGTCGGTCTAAGGCGATGTAACTGTGTAGCCGCATCCTTTCAAAAGGGTGATTGCTTTCTGCATTTCATCGTGCGCGCCGAGTTGCACGGGGTCTGGGGTGCATTCGTCAATTTTTGTCTTGATGAATTCAATTACCGCATCTGCATCATCCCCAAACACAAACCGAAGGAATTCACGTCCCGCGTGATGTTCAATTTCAATGCCATCATGTTTAATTTTTTTCACAGTTGCCCGGCTGCTTTTGAGTTCGGTGTCGGCATTTATCGTGGCATAAATGCATCGGTAGTCTGGATTCTCTCGTTTAAATTTTGCCAACTTATCAAAATTTGCTTTTCGCGACGAAGCATTGTCGGTATTTGTGCGACTCTTCACTTCAACGATGTATTTTTCCACGTGATTTATAACGTCCAATCCAGTCGGATCTCCAACCCCCAAATCCTGATTGTCTTGATAAGTGCCAATGGCGTATTGCCAAATGCGACCCTGCCGCATTGTGCGCTGTCTGTCAAACAACGCAATTTTTTTGTTTATTTCCTGTTTTTCCGTGTCCAAAACATCATACGTGGTGTCCGTTCGTACAGGAGTTTCATGCAGTTTGACAATGCATTCAGCGAGCTTATCAAAATATGCACTCGTGGCGATCATGTGCGGTCGTGTTTGTGTGTTATGAACAATATGCATTTATCATTTATCAAAATCAATTTTTTTAATATTGTAACAAGAGGGCGAGAGAAAAATGGATGAATTAATCAATAAATACAAATAAATACAAACGGTTGGATTGTATTTATACCAATGCAAATGATACGATCGGATTCAAATGCTTTGTTGGCCGCCATGATTGCATCCTATGCGATTCCCATCGGGGTTGTGGGGTGGAATTACAGAAATTTCAAATCCACGAGCATTAGCCAAATCATTTGTAAAAATCAGGCATTGGTGCTCGGGTCCATGGCATGCATGGCCGCAGCAACGTGCGCATACGAACATCGGCGCATTAAACATGCCGCCAACGATTATGTCGTTGGGTTGTATAAGGTTGGGTTTGCGTGCATCGTGCTATTATTATTCTGCATTTTCTCTCTAGTATCAATTGATGAAACCCATTTTGTGCACTACGTGTTTGCGGTTCTAGGATTTAGCGCAATCCTTGCGTTCACTTGGGTGCATTCCGCGTTGATTCAGACCCCCGTGTGCGCGGCCGTGGCTGCCGTCCAGTTTGCCGCGTGCGCCCACATTGCGCACCGGCACGAATCCAACGGCGACATATTTTGGGGCGAAGTGGCATTCATCGGCGCCTTTGCGCTGTTTTATTTTTACTTGCATTCCTGCAGCCATCAAAGAATGGCGGACAGCGCCGCAATTTGCTCCTCCGTGAGCGACGTCGGAAATTCAACCGAGAACCGGAGTTTCAGTGAGCCGCCGTCGCTGTAGCCCAACCCGGGCAGCACCTTCGTCTCGTTCGTGGATCCCGTGATGGAGCACGGGTTGCAGTTGAACTTGTACCCGCGGCCGTTCAAATGCACCAGCTCAAACGTGAACCCGCACAGCGCGTCTTTCAATGACACGCGGTGCTCCACGATCAAATCCGCGTCCCCCTCGCGACGAAACCGGGGATGATCCGATTCAACGCTGATCTCCAAATGCAGGGTGCCGCGCCCACCGCCCGAATTGGGAACGATGTTGCCCCTGCCCGGAATGCCGACCTTGTACCCATGCGGAATGCCCGGCGGCACATTTATCAGTATCGTTTCGGTGTGCATTGCGTGCGATTCGTCTTCGTACTGAACGGACACGGGATGGTGATTTATGCCATTGAATGCGTCGGATAGTGAAAGCGCAATCACCACATTTATGTCATACGTGGATGTCTGTGCCTGCGCCTGTGCATGTGCATGTGCATGTGCCTGTGCCTGTGCCTGCGCCTGCGCCTGCGCCTGCGCCTGTGCATGTGCTGGTTCTTCACCATTGAAATTGTGAATGATGATTTTGGGACCCATCCCTCCAAACATGGATTCAAACATCATGCTTGCTTGGTGCGCTTGTTGGTGGTGCGCTTGTTGGTGCATCGCCGCAAACAGCATGTCCAGCGGATTGATGCCCATGCCCATGCCCATGCCCATGCCCATTGGTCCCATTGGTCTCATATGATGCATCGGCACTCCGTGCCCGCCAAGACCCATCTGCAATTCAAACTCATAATTGCGGCGTTTTTCAGGGTCGCTCAGCACGTTGTACGCCTCATTAATTTCCTGGAACGCGCGGTTGGACTCCTCCGAATTCCCGTTTTTGTCGGGATGCAGCTCCATGGACAGCCGGCGAAAGGCGCGCTTGATTTCATCGGGAGTTGCAGAACGGGATTCCAGTTGCAGCACGTCGTAATGAGAACGGGATGGCGGCGGCATGATTTCGGGCTTGTTTAAAAATCATAATGAACTGTTTTTATTATGATTTTTATTGTCATTATTTATTGCTGTTAAAAAATGCGGGTTTCACATTCAAGCAACGCACGTAACACCGCGTTTGAAACATGCATGGAAACAACTTCGCACTTCAGAACGTGCGCCGGATGTTCGCGTTTGCATTCTGCGTAAATTGCATGTTCCAGCAACAATTTTTGCGAGACATGCGACGACACCATGCCGAACGCGGCGTCGCACACTTCAACCGTTTTTGAATTTTTCACACGATTTGTTGCATTTTGAAAAATGGCAGTGTCTGAACACAGCGGCACCACTTCCGTGCAAATGAAAGTTGGATCCAACACCTTTTCAACCAATGAATCAAACGCAAACGGCACATACCTTTCCACCAGCTGGTCACAGTATGCAGTAGTGGCATTGTCGGGAAGGTGCGCGCAAATGTTTTGTTCAATTACGCCAATCGTGATATTGTCCAGGTGTGGTTCGTTGTTTTTCAAATAAGTTTGCATCTTTCCAACCATCCATTTGCATCCGTCACATTCTAAAACAGGCGCAGTCGCAGTCGCAGCCAAAGGCGAAGGCAAATGCGAAGGCAAAGGCAAAGGCAAAGGCAAAGGCAAAGGCAAAGGCAAAGGCAATGCTAGTCCATACGCAAAACAAATGGTTGCCAAGAAAAGTCCGGACTTCAATGCAGGCATAGCAATAATGTTATGTTTTATGACTTTATTATTTTATGTTATATGCAAAGATATAATTCTATGTTTTATTTGTTTTGATTGTTTTGATTGTTTTGATTGTTTTGATTGTTTTGATTATTGTATAAAAATGCATCAAAAAAATACATAAATACATAATAAGACCCAATGCTATGCAAACATGCAATCCCGCGAGTTAGTCATTCCACAAAAGCATGCAAACGTTATTTGGTGGGCCGCTTGGCTCTCACTGGGAGCAGCATGGCACGCCGTTTACATTCAACAACCCGGATTTGGAATTGTCCCGACATGCGTGCTGTGCACTTCTTTGAATTACTGGCGCAATCCAGTGCGCACCTCTTGGAGCAGAACCGTTGACATCGGCGTAGTTTGGGGGTCCCTATGTTATCAAAATGCAATAGCATATTATATGAAACACCAACAATACCAGCGCGTCTATTTCGGGTGTATTGCGGTATCCGGCGCGTGTTATGTCTTGGGACATTTTTTTATGGCGCTAAACATGCCGCGCGCTTCTGCGTACGCGCATGCGGGCATTCATGTTGTGGCCAACATAGGCAACATTGTGTTACAACGGGGCCAAATGCCCTGATCTGAGTGCCTTGGGGGTCGGGAGCCGTGCCTTGGAGCCGTGCCTTGGAGCCGTGCCTTGGAAACCGTAGGTTTTCTGATAAGGAGGGGGTCGGGGCCAAAGGCTACTGCGCTGAACTACTTAGTACCCGTCCCGTATGGCTTTGCCAACGGGGAATCGCGGCACGTTTAACTCGCTGAGCTCCTGATAAATCACGGTCAGCAGTTTCCCCACATACTGCGGCCCGTCCTGAAACCACTGCCGCCGCTGCTCCTGCGTGCCCCTCGGACGCACGCTGAATTGTCTGCATTCCGCCGTCGCGCACACCCACACCACGGTTCCCTTGTCCCGACCATCGGCTTCTTTGAAGCCCACGATCGGATACTCGGCCTCCACGAACTCCTTGTACTTCTGCAGGTCGTGGCTGCGGTAGTTCTGCCGGTACAGCCCGTGCGCGTTTCGCAACATGATGCCCTCGTACCCCGCCGCCACGTAATCGCCGAACGCCTGCTTAAATGAAATTAAGTCATGTATTAACTGCGTGTGAACCACCTCCAAATGACACTTTGTGCCATCCGCGATTTGGACAACGCGGTCGTGCCGGTCGGAATACGGCACGCCGTCCACGACGACGTCATAAATGTGGTATTTTATGCACTGCCGGTTCTGCAGGGTCGCATCGGAGGCCTTCTTCCGCTTGATCAGCCCCGCCAGCTCCTCAAACGGCATGTCGGCGGTGTACAACTCGCCGTCCAGGATCAAGCCCGGTTTTTTCAGCAGGATGGGCTGCAACTCTGCGCAAATGTGCTCCACGGTTTCAAAATAGGCGCCCGTGCGCGACTGCGCCATCACCTTATCATGCATCATGTAGAAAACGCACCGCAGGCCGTCCAGCTTGGGCTGCACGTAGCACGGAAACACGATATCGTTCTTCTTGTTCTTTGAACTAAGAGGTTCGAACGTGTGCGCCAACATCGGGAACACTTTGGTCATGATTGCATTGGTTGCGTTGATTGTATCCGTTGCGTTGATTGTATCCGTTGCGTTGGTTGCATCCGTTGCATCCGTTGCATCCGTTGCATCCGTTGCATCCGTTGCATCCGTTGCATCCGTTGCTTGTGTTTCTGAATTTGAGTTTGGGAGAACGAGAGAATAATCCTCCTTTTCCATTTTATCCTGCCATTTGCGTCGGGTTTCCGACACGCATTGCTGCAGCGGGGTCGTCTCGTTCTTTTTGCCGAGGTTCTTCCCTTCCGTGTATTCGCGACTCGTGGTCTGTTTCTTCCCGTCCAGCTGGCCGTACTCTATTTCGGCCGTGGCGTTTCCATTCAGCACGTCACGGTAAATGCGCGCCATCCAGACCTTTGTTTTTCCGTTTTTGGCCACACCGTAAATGGTGGGCAGATCTTCAATGTGTTCCATGGATTGACTGACGCACATGTGAGTTACTCGTGCGCCGTGTTTAAATGCGTTTCCTTGTGCATTTTTTGCCAGGCCATTGATGGATTGATGCTTAAATAAAATAATTAGTTAAAAGAATGCCAATGTGAACTGCAACACAATATAATGCAACCAATCGCATCTTCGTCGTCGTCGTCGTCGGATCCCTTCATAAACAAGTACCAACCCCGGTTGTTCGGCGAGTTTGAGCAGCTGACCCCCGTCATGGTCGGCTTGCTGAAATCCCTCATTCAAATGCACGACCTGAATTTGCTCATTGTCGGGGATTCGGGGTCCGGCAAAACCTCCCTGGTGAATGCCATCATTCGCGAATACTACGGCGACCGCAACAATCCGGAAAACGTCATGATTTTGAACAGCCTGAAGGACCAAGGCATTCAGTACTACCGGAACGACATGAAAATATTTTGCCAGACGAGCTCTCTCATTCCCGGCAAAAAGAAACTCATCATTCTGGACGACATAGACTCCATCAACGAGCAAAGCCAGCAAGTGTTTCGCAACTGCATTGACAAGTACAAGCACAACGTCAGCTTTGTCGCGTCGTGCATCAACGTGCAAAAAGTAATTGACAATTTGCAGTCGCGCCAAATCATCGTGAAAATCAACCCGATTGACCCGCAGTGCTTGCAAAAAATTCTGCACAAAATCCGCGTTCGCGAACAAGTGGTCATTCACGCGGACGCCGAAGACTTTGTGCTGCGCGTGTGCAACGGGTCGGTGCGCATTCTCATCAACTACATGGAGAAATTCAAAATCATTGGCGTGCCCGTTTCGTTGGAGCTGGCCAATCAGCTGTGCACCAACATTGGCTTCAGCGTGTTTGAGAACTACACCGCGGCGTGTTTGTGCGCAACCACGACGGTGGCTCAATGCATTTCGCACTTGCACGCTCTGCACGATCAGGGCTATTCGGTCATGGACATTTTGGACAACTACTTCATTTTCATCAAAACCACGCAGCTCGTCAATGAAACCGTGCAGTACCAAACGATTGCCATCATTTGCAAATACATAACCATTTTCCACAACATACACGAAGACGAGATTGAACTGGCGCTGTTCACAAACAACCTCCGCCAATTGTTTCAGTCATCAAGCCCATAATTCGGGGGATTGAGTAAAATATTTATATAATGATATAATAGTTAATTAACAACATGGACGGGATTGTGAATGCGGAAGGCGGTAACGCAAACGCAAACGCAAACGCAAACGCAACCGTGACGAACAATTGCATCCCCTCGTCACATAAATTATTAAGAGCCCCCATTCCAAATGAATTGGTGTTTGGGTTCATTCATAAGATAGCGCACAAACCCCTGAATTCCAATTACTATTTGATAGACGTGTGCGCATACAAGAAATCGGTGTATTGCGACGCCGAAGCCGAAGCCGACGCCGACGCCGACGCCGAGGCCAAGCCCAAGCCTTCCTTGTTGCAGCAGTTTTGCAATGACTTGATGCCATACTACTGCAAGGACAAACAATTTTTCATCACGCGGAAGATGTCCTACAACAATTTAAACACCGTTTTAAGACAGATCTGCCGGCACTGCGCAATTGAATGCAAGTCCGAACGCAAATACGACAAATCCAAGACCCAAATCGTGTATCACATTTACGAGGATGGGGGGGCATGCGCCCCCTGATTAAATATATTATATCAATATATCAATACACCACTTATATTCGTTCCAATGCTGTCTCCCAAACTCGTTGCCTTTTATTTAGTAATCATTCTCGCGGGGGTGGCGTACAACCGCTACAAAAAATCGCAGGAGGGCAACAACATCAGCGACGACTACAACCTCGTCAAAAAGTACTTGCTGAACGACAAGTCGCTCGCCGACACGCGCAAGCCCTTCCTCTGGATTTTCATTGACTACGAGGTGAACGCGCGCAACTGGTCCAGCTGGGGCTCGCGCAACTCCACCAACTTGAACCAGCCCTACATGTACCTCTGCATTCGCAGCATCGTAGAGCAGTGCGGCGGCTCCTTCAACGTGGTGCTCGTGGACGACGCCGCATTCCAGCGGCTGCTGCCGACTTGGACCATCCAGGTGCAGAACATGCCGTCCCCGCTCAAGCAGCATTTAAGGGACCTCGCCATGGCCAAAGTGCTCCACAAGTACGGCGGCGTAACCGTGCCCGCCTCCTTCATCTGCCTGAAGGACTTGAAACCGGTTTTTAGTAGTCTGCTCAAAGGCGCCGGGAAAACCATGTTTGCCGGCGAGTTCGTGGCGCGCAACTCCGCAGCCGCGGCCGTGTCGTTCTTCCCCGACAGCGCGCTCATGGGCTGCACCAAGGAGAGCCCCGTCATGCAGCAGTACATTGCGTACTTGGAGCCGCTGGTCACCGGCGACTACACCAACGAGTACGAGTTCTTGGGCCAGACCGACCGCTGGCTCTACAAGCAGCTGATAAGTTCGCCGCCCCAAATGTCCATGCTGTGCGGCACCCTCATCGGCACCAAGACGGCCGATGGACGGCCCGTCGTCATTGAAGAGCTGCTGGGCGAGGAGGACGTGGACTTTGCCAAAGGCGCGTACGGCATCTACATTCCCGCCGACCAAATCCTGAACCGGCTCGCGTTCCAGTGGTTCGCGCGCCTGTCCCCGCGCCAAGTGCTCACCTCTAATACCGTCGTCGGCAAGTACCTGCTGCTTTCTAATGATCGGTGAAATATGGTTTTTTTTCTTTGTGCTGTATATAACCAAATACAACACAAATGAATGCCACACCTCACTCGGCGGATGCCACTACATTTTATCATATAGATGCAGCCAGTAACAAACAGAACTATGATGAACACCAACGTGCGGTAGCGATACATAAAGCCGAAGAAGCGGCGCGGAAAGCGTTGATGAATGATCCAGAACATATAAAGGAACAGGCGGCAATTATAGCGGAAAATGAAATTAGACGACAACTGTATATGGCTATTCCCTGCACGTCATGCCGGATAATGGCCGAAACATTAACGAACCCAAACTATAAATGTCCGCAATGCAAACTAAAATCCCAAGGAGGATCCAAAAGAAAATCCAAATCCCACCGACGTAAAAAATCCAAGTCTCAGCGACGCAAAAAATCCATAAAAAGAAGACATTAATCAAACCAATTTTATTACATCGCGCGCCTGTCCCGTCGTCGGCAAGAGCGCGTGAATGAAAAAAAATAAAATAATTAATAATTAATAATTATAAGTTTGCACTATTTATATAATTATTAACGCCATTATAGCCATGCTGCGCTTCAAATTGGGGAAATACATGTTTGAAATCATCGGTCAAAAGGCCATGGAAACCGGGATTGAAATGGCGAAGGAACCGTACAATTTAGTATATGTTCAAACCTTTGAATTGAATGGAACGCCGGTTCAGCGAACCATCGGCACATTAGACGACATCAACACCCCCCTGATATTTGCGGTGTACACTTCGGAAAGCCAAGCCGGATTTTGTCGGTTTGCGAGCATAGAAGCCGGGACTGGCGCGTTTGCAAAGGGCGACGATTATGCGCAAACTAGCGTGATCCATTTTAAACTGGGGCGGTTCATATTGAACGCGCAGCGCAATGGCATGATACCCGTCATCCCAATAAACCCATATTCCACCAAGTCCAGGAGAGGCGACGTCAAACGCGAACGGCATTTGCAGGATAAATCGCGGCCAACCAGAGGAGTTGGATTCGGCGTTGATGCGCCGCAAGAAGCATGTGCACACTTTACGCCACGCATCGCCGAATATTTGCAAACTACGTCGGATCAGCTTCGCCGCGAGTATCCAACGGTGATAGATGTTGCATTTGTGTGCGCACACGTATTCAAAAACCGCGACATTGCGGTGCGCGGCAATATATTTAAAATTGGATTGCGGTCGCATGACGCAACAAGAGAAATTGAAATTTACGTATTGAAATACACGTGTCACAGAACAACAAGAAGAAACTTGTCGCCACTATACCCGTTTGTTTCATCGTCGGACGGCGCATGCATTCCCGTGTTGATAAAACAACGCACGGCCGGAGACGACGCGGACGATGACGACGTAACCGAATTTGGAACGTATAGAAATTACATTCCGGGATTCGGGGCGTACATTTGCAAGATGTTCGAATACACCCGTCAACTTCCCGTTGAATTAACTGTTCAGAACGAAGAATTTCCGAAATTGAATGAAATGTACACGTACATCGGCAAATTATACGAGCGATTGTATCCAGCGGACATTCTGAATGCAGCGCTTGATGCAAAGCAAGTGATTTTTCCTGTTCGGACTAGAGGTTTATCGGCGCCACCAATCAGCCGACGACGACAACGACAACGACAACGACAATCGCGTTCTCGCACAAGCAGACGATCAATCTAATGCCCGGGGTGTCAAACGGGGCCAAAGGCACTAAGTGCAACGACTGCGCTGTTCCCCGCTTCAATCGCATTGAACTGCGCCGCCCATTTCTGGTTCAGGTCCCGCACGACTTCGTCCTGCTGCGCCAGCTTGAACGCCCGACGCATGTCGTCCTCCGTCTGCAGCTGTTGCGACCGAGCTAATGCTGTTTGGCTTGCTGCCTCGGAGTAATTAAATGTCCGACGATCCATGTCTCGCGACATTTGCAGTTCGTTCATGTTTTTGTATTTGCGCACGGCTTCGTAGTCTTCGTGCGTGACGGGGATCACCGACTCCGTGTGCGCTTTCCGCAGGTCTTCGTATGCAAGCGAAGATCCGGAGCCGCCAAAGTTCAGGCCACTGGAGTGCTCTTCGGGGCACTCGCGCGACAAGCTGTAACCACCACCCGAGTCAAATGTTTTGACCTCGCTGCGCACGACGAGCGCTTGCTCCCGTAACTTGGTTTTGCGGCGGTCCAGCTGTTCCATGCGCTGCGCCCAGGATGCGCCCTCGCCCAAATCTTCATCTGCATCTGCATCTGCATCTGCATCATTGTCCTTGAGCCAGTCGCCGTAGCCGCTGTCCTGCTCCTCGTCATACAATTTATTTTGCTCAAACGTTTGGTTGAACCAGCTGTTGAACTCGTCCGCATTCATGCGCTTCAGCTTGTCGGAATTGGTGTTGCGGCGCGCGTCAATGTCCTCCTTCACGTCGTCGTATTTTGCATCCTTTTGCCGCGACAGCCCGGCGCGCACTTGGTACACCTCGTGCAGAATCTTGTATGCCTTGGAGAAAAACAGGAAGTACTCCTTGTCCAGGCCGGACTTGTCGGGGTGCGTGCGCATAACCGTGAGCTTGGCCTCGCGCATGTGCGCTTCTGTGAACACGGACGGCATCTTGAACAAGTTGAGAATGTCGCGCAACTCGTAGTTGCGAATGTCTAAATCTAGATCCAAGTTCATAGTTTGAGAGAAAATGGGTTAAATAATAATAATAATAATACCCGATGGTATTTTTATTATGTTATTTCCTTAATCTAATGAACCTCCTTATTTTTATTGTTATAATCATTTACCTGCGGTGACGACGGGAACCACGGCGACGGGAAACACGACGACGGGAAACACGGCGACGACGGTAACCGCCGTCGCCCTTCTTTTCCAGTTTCTTATCGGCTAAATCCAGCGCAGTGAACATAGTATTGGTGGGGTATACTGCTTCTATCTGTGCAGGACTCATAGCCCGAGTAGTAGCCCGAGTTCTGTGAAGTGGGGATGGGGTCAGGTCGTCGGCCATTGGATGTTTATATAAGTATCCTAATATTAAAATTTTAAAAAACTGAAAAAAATAGTATCATCGTGATATTTGATTCATGCAATTTTGCTGGTTCATAGAACCCGGAAAAAGAACGCATCCAATGCCTTAATGTATGCCCCCGTGACCGACAAGTCGCTAACGACGGATGGATGTCGTGCAACTCGTAGTTGCGAATGTCTAAATCTAGATCTAGATCCAAGTTCATCGGGACGAGAGAAAATGGTTCAAATGTTAATAATACAAATATTGGTATTTGCATTATTATTTGCATTTATTTGCGCCGTTTATAAGTGCGCTTAGTGCGCTTAGTTCGCTTATTGCACTTGGTGCGCTTAGTTCGTCTTTTTCCACCCATTCCACGATCGCCTATGATGACATCACATTCATCGTGTAAATCTGTTAGTTTCAACCGTCCACGTTCATTATAATATCTTTCAATTTCCTTATCAAGTTTATTAATCATTCTGGTTTTAATCGTTTCTGCTTCAACATCTCCATCATGATATTTGTCTACATAATTATTTACTCTTATCCGCATGGTTGCATGGAGGTTAATCCTCTCCATCACATCAGATGGAATATCCAATATTGTGGTGGGTTGCATAGTGGTAATTATATACATGTATATGTATATTATATTTTCATTTACCAATATAGTTGCTCGTTCATGGTTTTGTCGCGGTTAGAACCCGTAAAAAGAACGAATCCAGCGCCGGAATGTCTGCGCCCGTGACCGACAGGTCGCTGATCAGCGTCGCGTTGCCGTTCTTGTAAAACAGGAACACGGGAATGCCGTTCACCATTTTCTTCTGCTTCAGCGAAGCGTACAAATCAAACGAGTCGTCCACGTCGCACTCAATCAGGTCCACATTGGCGGGCAAACGCAGCGAGGATTGGCGCGTGTATTCTGCGATCGCCTTGCACGGTCCGCACCACGTCGCCGTCAACTTTAAAACGGTGTGGTTCGGCGTCTCCGCTAAATGCTTTAAGAATGTGATGCGGTCGGCCGAAACGTGCTTGACGCGGGTTGCATTCAAAGAAGACATGATTGGATGATGGTTGATGGTTGATAATACATTTAGTATATAAAAATCATTTAAGCGTATTTTTCGCATTGTTTATATTGGAGAACAAATATGACCAATAATGATGATGCGAATAACGACAATATCTCTCCTTCTTCTCTAAGTTCAAACGAATACGCAGAAGGAGACGAAACAGACGAAGAAGTGGTTGGTTGCGAGCACTACGTGCGCCGATGCCTTCTAGTGGCCCCGTGCTGCAACAAGGCGTATGTGTGCCGCCACTGCCACAACGACGCCGAAGCGCACGAGATGGACCGCCACGCCGTCAAAGATGTGGTGTGCGCTGCGTGCAATGAACGGCAGCCCGTGTCTAACGCATGCCTTAATTGCGGCATCCAGTTTGCCGCGTATTTTTGTGCCGCGTGCAACTTCTTTGATGATCGCATTGAGAGAAATTACTACCACTGCGACAAGTGCGGCATTTGTCGCGTAAAGGGTAATGCAGATTTTGTGCACTGCGACCATTGCGGCACGTGCGTTGCGTCGCTAGAGCATAAGTGCAAGGCGGAACGTTTTCACACGGACTGCCCCATCTGTCTGGAAAATTTGTTCCATTCCACCAAACCGGCAACCGTGCTGCCGTGCGGGCATCCCATGCACGCGCATTGCCAATTAAACTGCATGCAACAGAACCGGCTGAGTTGCCCGCTGTGCCGGAAAACCATGCTGCCACCCGACAGTTTGCAGCAATACAACGCCATGATGGACGCCTTAATTGAGGCGAACCCCAATCAAGAGGAGCTCGCGTTCGCGGGCAAATGCAATGACTGCGGGTTCAACGCCCACATTGCATACCACCCGTACGGCATGAAATGTGGGGGGTGCGGCGGATACAACACCAGCCGAAATTAGCCAACAATATGGCAGTGGCGTTTGCATTCCGCTGCATTCTTAAATTTTCCACCTTTAACTGGCTTGCAATGACGGTCCTTCCCGGTATTATTGGGAACACAATTATACGCGGTGTTATGATGAGGGCTAGGGCTAGGACCCGGCGGATAATGGTGTCCATGATGAGGATGGGGATGGGGATGGGGATGGGGGCTGGGGCTAGGATAATGGTGTCCATGATGATGATGGGGATGGGGGCTGGGACTGGGGCTAGGACCTGGCGGATAATGGCGTCCATGATGATGATGGGGATGGGGATGGGGGCTGGGACTGGGACCCGGGCCATAGCAGTTGGAACCAAACATGTTGCTGGCCGTTACGCCGTCGGGGCAGCACCCGAATTCGGTTCCGACACATCCGCCCACATCTTGCGGATTGTAAGGAGTTGGTTTCGGTTTGTGTCGGCGACGGGGATCGGGTTGCGTGTGCTTCCCCTTGGACGGACTCAATCCAAACACGTAAAGCAGAATGGTGGTGACATACGTCATCATGATGAAGGGGATGAACACGATGAACCACGAGAGAATGGTGAGGCCGCCGATGCACAACTGGTTCAGCAGAATGGTGAAAATGATCATGACAATTACCTTTAAGAATGCGCTGTTTTGCTGCCCTCTAAATAAATCAATGATGATCTGAATCACCGAAAACCCCAGATAAAGAACTGCCGGCGGGCATAACGAATCTATTATCATTTTTTGCACGGTTTACAAACTACAATATAATATACCCGAATATATTATTTTGATTTGGGACTGGATGGTCTGGATGGACTGGATTGTTCACGCAGACTTGGATTTGGGTTTCTTGGCAAATTTAGCAACGCCGTTCTTAAATGCCCCCACAATTTCACCCACTTCCTCATTCACGTATGCATAAATGTCGCCGTCTGTTTCATCATTGGTCACGTATGTTTTTCCTTTGATCTCCACTTCAAACAGCTCCAGCTCTTCCTCCTCCTCTTCTTCTTGTTCTGGTTCTGGTTCTGGTTCTTGAACCTCCTCTTCTTCTTGTTCTGGTTCTGGTTCTGGTTCTTGAACCTCCTCTTCTTCTTGTTCTTGTTCTTGTTCTTCTTCTTGAACCTCTTGTTCTTGTTCTTCTTCCACTTCTTCCACTTCTGCTTCTTGAACCGCTTCTTCTTCTTCCTCTTCCTGTTCTTCCTCTTCTTCTTCCTCTTCCTCTTCTTCTTCTTCTTCTTCTTCTTCTTCTTGTTCCTGTTCCTCTTCTTGAACCGCTTCTTCTTCCTCTTCTTGAACCGCTTCTTCTTCCTCTTCCGCTTCTTCTTCTTCTTCTTCTTCTTCCGTTTCTTCTTCTTCCGTTTCTTCTTCTTCTTCCGCGTCTTGTTCATATTCTGCTTCTGCTTCTATCGCGGCGTTAATGTATTCGGCGATTGAATCCAAATTTGGCAATTCGTGTTGTTCTGCCGCAATGTCAATGATCTCCAACTGAATTGGATCAAACGATGACGGTACTGCGGATGGTACTGCGGATGGTGTTGCGGATGGTGTTGCGTTGCACTTGCACTGGTTTTCCAATAAATGTTTCACAAACGGGATTTGAAGCACGGCGTCATGGGTTTCTTTGTACAATTGGTAATCGGACAATGCGTGCAATATTCGGGGCTCCAGAGATTGTCGCACTTCGTCCATTAGGAGAGCGACGATGGAATTGGCGGTTGGAATTGTCATTGATTGGGTGATTGGGTGCGGGGCAAGTTGTAGGTATGTCCCGCCGTTTGTTTAATATGGTTTGAAATACATTTTAAATGCGCGCGCTGCGGTTATAAAATAAGTTATGTGAAAATGTAATAAATATATAATAACATGGTATACTAATCAATAAATCAAATTCCATACTCAGATGTGCAAGATTAGTTTAGCTATGTACCACCGAATGAGTTCCAGCGAGGACAAGATTAGAATGCGCCCCGATTTTCACGTCACATCGGCGCCGAGCACTTATTCGGCGCATGCACCCACTGAATCCAACGCCAACGCCAACGCCAACGCCGACGCCAACGCCAACGCCAAACGCATGACCCATTCTAGCAAGTTGTTGTCATTTTCTGACGAGTTTGATGGTCCAACGCATTACATCACAACCTATAACAAAACCACGCAGCCGTGCAAATACAATGATTCCGGATACGAAACCACGCAGATTGATTATAAATGCGTTAAATCGGATTCGTCCGTGAATTTGTTGGTGAAAATGTTTGTGGACAACGGGTTTAACCGTTTTGCGGGGCAAACCGCACTCAGAAAATTATTTAAACTGCTAAATGTGTCGGGAAATGGCGCCATCACTCATTCCGAATTAAAAAAATCGTTGAATTTGATTGGAATATGGGTGCAAAATGAATCCGATTACACCACCTTTTACAACATGATGGCGTGCGAGCCGGACAATCTCATAACATACATGTCGTTCAAAACGTTCATGGATGCGCAATGCGAGTTTTTGACAATGATCCACAAATAGGCGCAGCAAAATTGCAAAAAAAAGCAATTAAACACAATAATTATATAATTACATACCATACCCCATCCACAATTATATAATTAATACGCGCATCCAATGAACGCGCTGCCACAACACTTGCAGCACTTGCAGCACTTGCAGCACTTGCAGGGCGAAGAACTGAAGACCGCCGTGCAGCAAGAATATTTTGCGCAGGCCGTTGCCTTCATTGTTCGCCAAACCGATTACGATGAAACGACGGCGGTTGAACGGCTGCACGAATTGAAGGATCCAGTGAAAGTGGTCAAATCGTATCTTGGATCAGGTAAAGAAGGCAACGACGACGAGACCCCGTTGTTGAAATCAAAAAATCAAATAAAATACGGAGAGATTCGCAAATTCATGGACGCGGGGGCCAAACACTACCACCTGCAAAAGGAATTGAATGAACGGCGTGCCAAGTACCAAGAGTATTTAGTAGAACGACGACGACAAGAGCAACAAGAGCAACAAGAGCAACAAGAGCAACAAGAGCAACAAGAGCAACCACAACCATAGGGTTTGAATTTAATTCAATAATTCATTCTGAATGAACGCGACGGAATCATTGGTTGAAGTGTTCAACCCAGTTTGAATGGAGTGCAATGTTGCACAATCTGATAAATCAAGACTCCACGTATCATTTTTAAAAACAACATTATGTGCATGATTTTTTTGAATGTATTTGATCAATTTCAGATAATGTATTGTATGCGCATTCATGACATAGTTTATATTTTGTAAATACCATAACATTCCTTCATTTGTTCCACAAGTCAAACGGGTTTCATTGTGCAATGAAAAATAGTTCAAACTCACATTGACTGAACGATTCGTAAACAATGACATAACAATCATTGCAACATTATTTATATGCAAATATGCGTCCCATGTGTTAGGATATTGTTCATTGACCGAATACAATCCAATCGTATTTGTGACTATATTAATAATATCTGCAACATTTGAAATGGCAGAATTTGATTTGATTATATATGGATCATTGATTGGATTTGTAGAATTAGTGAATAATAAAAGTTCAGGGGTTGATTGGTTTGGCATCATTTTCATGCCACATGTAATAATTGTGCGTGATTTTAGTATATCTTTCATGTCAAAATTAAAGTATTTTTTTAAATAAGTGTGTTTATCGTTTGATGAAAACATTGGACCCAAATAACCATTACAAGTTTTTAATTTTGTAAATGCAGTCGTGTTCACTATTTTGGTTTTTAAAAATAAATATGAATAAAATAACCATTGCAAACTAAGTGTCCCATAATTTAATTGGGTGGAATCATTATTAATAAGTGTAATGCATTTTGCGATTTGTGTATCCGAATATTTAAATAGTTTCATAAATTGCATAAAATCCCATTTATGATTTTTTGAAATATTTTTTAACATTAACTCTCTAAATCCAATCGCGCATCCTATAATCGTGCCGGATGACACACCCCCAAAAACATTAAACATTCTTAGCATGTCAATGTTTTTATTTAGGAAATGGTCATTTACTCTTATTAAATAAACAATGTATTGTATATTTTTGTATCCACCTCCTGAAATATCCAATACATTTACATTGTGAGATATATCGGATTCATCATTTATGGTGTGAAAAATTTTTTCATTATTTGTTTCATTCACGATTTGTAACATCAAATCATTCAGACTGGCATCATAATTCAAACGTTTGACATGATTTAAAATGCCAATAATCATCACAATAAGCACACTAATTATGAGTGGGAATGCAATTGGCCAAGTTCCAATGTTATATTTGCTCATCATTCTGATCAAGACGGATGATATGGGGATGATATATAATGATATATAATTATATCATAATAATATACATTGACGTTACGTTTTTGCCAATGTTTGGTGTTATTCAAAATAAATCATTTTTTAATTTTATAAATTAAACGGGTGGCATAATACATTGCATACATGTTGACTAATTCAACTGGTTCAACCACATACACATTTGCATCATTGCATGCATGATGTGTGTTGAACAGCATGTCTATGATGTGTGGACCATAATTTTGAATTTCCAATGAATGATTATGGTTCTCTTCATTGTCAAATGCATGATGCTGATTGTGTACACATGAAGGGAAATAATGAAATTCAATAAAATGAGTCCATATGTAATAAAATGTGAGCGCGAACAAAACGTAATTAGAAAATATTTCAATGTGCGTGATTTGTTTGATCACATTGTTAAATAAAATAAAGATCAATAATTGCAAATTATTAATAAATTCAATTATTTTCGCATACCATTCATGTTTGCATTTGGGATTGTGATGATACATCGTGTGCAATTTCCCAATTACACTATCATTAAATTTATGCTGAGCAACATGAGAGAAATACATAAAAAACATACCAAATATTAGTGTAAATCCTGATCGGATGTAATCCGCTGCACGATGCGCACTGCACACAGTTATTAATTTTAGAATAACATAAATGAAAATAATCGTGTTAATGATCTCAATCGTGTGCATTATTGTGTGGTGTGAACACAATTATAAAATGTCATAACATTATATTTTTATACATACTAAAAACACAGCCGCAACAACAAGGCAAGGGATCATAAGGGACAGCATGTCCCTTAACAGCATGTCCCTTACCCTTAAACGCTCCACGACGCGTAATCGGTGCTGTAGTTCCGACCCGCCAGAGAGAGCGCCGGGTCCTGTGGTGGCGGAGTTTCAATCACCACCTGTTGGTAGCACAATTCGGGTGGCTTCAGTATGAACGCGCTGCCGGCGTCATTGAACGCCTTGTTGTAAAGTTCCAAGTTGACGTCTTTCACTTGCGGCATCATGCCAACTAATTGGCACCCGAACGCTTTTGCAACATTGAAGTTCGCGTTTTCGTTGAACGGAGCGTCGGGAAACACGATGCTCATGTTCTTTTTGTTGTGGTCTATCAAGGCATCCATGTCCGGCGTGTTTTTCACGCCCATTTCATATTGCAGCTGGTGCAAGAACGGCGAGTTTGAGCCCACGTTTATGAGTTGAAACAGGGGCAAGTCTTTGTCGGTGCACATCGGGTTGGATATGTCGGCCATAATGACGGCCTTGTTTTGAAAGGTCGACATCGGCACTTGCCCTAAATTATTGCCAGCGTACAAGTAATTGTATTCGGGACCCAACAGCATGCTTCCGAATTGCGCGTTAATCGCGGCAACCATGTCGGGCACAATTTTCGCATTATTGCTTTTAATGCGCAAATTAATGAAGAGCGGATCCGTGCCGTTGGGCGCTTTTGTGGTCGCGTTTTGCGCAACCACCGTCATCGCCTCCAAAAATGGAATGGAGTTGTAGGTTTCCTTGTAATTGAAACTGGATTTAGTGGAAGCCGCCACCACCGGTTTGTTGTCCTCGCTGTAAATTTCAAAATCCAGGCAGCGGTAGCCGTCCGCAATTGCGCTTCGGAGCGCGACGGTGTCCACGTAGTTGTTTTTCCACTCCCCTAAACAACAGCAATTCAATGCCGTTTTGATGTAAAAATTGCGCAAGGGCATGGTCATGGGATCCACGGCCTGGTTTGCCAGCATGTTCAGCGGACTAACCACGCGGTTCACATTGACGTAAGTGGAGGCAATTTCGTTTTGTTTTTGGTTCACCTTGTAAACAATGTACCAGATGACAACCGCCAACACAATTGCCAACGCAATGGACAGGCCGGTTTGCAACGGGTTGCTCCCAATGGTGGCGAGCGCGGTGGTTGCAAATGCGGATGCCGTCTCTGCCATGCTCGTAATTTTTGATCCCGTTCCTTCTTCCATTTAATTTAATTAATGTGCGCTATTATGTTAATGTGATATTATTATGGATTATGGATATATTATGGATATATGGATATTATGGATATTATGAATGGGACAAATGATTTAAATGCAAATAACTTATATGTTGCAATTACATATAATATAAAATGACGGGCGGCCTACTAAACATTGTGTCGTACGGCAATCAAAACATCATTCTAAATTCCAACCCGAAAAAGTCGTTTTTCAAGACCACGTACGCCAAGTACACCAACTTCGGCATGCAAAAGTTCCGAATTGATTTCACCGGGTTGCGCAACTTGCGCATGAACGAGGAATCGCGGTTCACGTTCACCGTGCCCCGTTACGCCGAACTGCTCATGGACACCTACCTCGTGGTCACGCTGCCCACCATTTGGAGCCCGATTTATCCGCCCCTGTCGTGCGGCGACGCCTGGCGCCCCTACGAGTTCCGCTGGATTGAAAATCTGGGCACGCAAATGATCAAGGAAATAACATTTTCCGTGGGCGGCCAAATCCTGCAGCGCATGACGGGCAAGTACTTGCTGGCGCAGGTGCAGCGCGACCTCACCGGCACCAAGCGCTTCCTGTACGACACCATGACCGGCAGCACCGCGGAGCTGAACGACCCCGCCAACTTTTCGGGGCGCCAAAACAAGTATCCTAGCGTGTATTACAACACGAGCCAGCAGGGGCCGGAGCCCTCCATTCGCGGTCGCAAGCTCTACATCCCGCTGAACGCGTGGTTCTGCAACAACAGCCGCACCGCGTTCCCGCTGGTGGCGCTGCAGTACAACGAGCTGCAGATTGAAGTGGTCATGCGCCCCGTGCGCGAGCTCTTTGTCACGCGCGACATCAACTACGCTCCGCACTCCATTACCTCCGATACGCCGCTGACGCCCGCGGAGGTCGCCCAGGCGCCCTTCATTCAGCCCAACTTCAATGAGCAGGAGTACCAGTTTTACCGCTTCCTGCAGCCGCCGCCCGCGGTCGACATTATTGGAGCCGACGTCTACGCCGACAAGCGCACGGACTGGAACGCCGACGTGCACCTGCTGTCCACGTACTGCTTCCTGTCGGCCGAGGAGTCGCGCGTGTTTGCGTCGCAGGAGCAGAAGTACCTGCTTAAGGAAGCGTACGAGTGGGATTTCAAGAACATCACGGGCAGCCACCGCGTGGAGCTGCAGAACACGATGGGCATGGTGGCCACGTGGATGTTCCTGTTTCAGCGCAGCGACATCAACCTGCGCAACCAGTGGAGCAACTACACGAACTGGCCCTACACCAACGTGATTCCCGACGACGTTCAAGCCGCCCCCGACCAAGGATACGTGATTGATTGTCCCATTGTAACAAACACGGTTCTGGATTTGGATCATTACACAAATTATGCCATCACCCCCCATCATGCAAATATTATTGTCTCAGCAAAGGATTTACACCGGTTTAGTATCGGTCAAAGCATAACTGTCACATATGACGCAAATAACACCATAACCGGAACAATCATCAATATCATTGGAACCAACATTTCATTCTTGGTGACAGGCGTCACCACCAATGCAGTTCCGGTACCCATTTACAATAACACCCCAGCATCCGTTCAAGTTTGGGGGGCATTAACAACTGCATATTTTGAGTTGAATAGCCCATCATTTACATACAGTGTGGGCGATAACTATATTGTAAGCAAAATAACGGGTGGGTTACTTCTTGTTACCGCGTCAACTGCTTCTGCTTCAATTTCATTTCGGTTGAATGATACAACGGAAGGAATTGCGTACATTTCTCCAGACGTTTTTGTAATGAATCCCCCCGCTGCAACAATAAACACATTCACATATTCATTTCGGGATTGTTTTATTAGAAATAATAATGCATTTAATTTACAATACATTTCGTCCATTCCCATTGACTGGACTACGATAACCCCACCTGGATCATCAACCGCTTATTATGGCACTTTAACAGGATACGCCGTGCCGTATTCTTCGGGCATAGTGACGATTAACAGCGGTGGCCTACCCAACGTGATTGGCCCCGGCGTGGAGCCCAACGGCACGCCGTCCGGGCTCTTCATCACGCAGGACTACAACGTGGAGAACCAGCGCGAGATTCTGCAGCAGCTCGGCATCTTGCTGAACGGCGCCTATCGCGAGAACATGCTGGAAGCGGGCGTGTACAACTACGTGGAGAAATACATCCGCACCGCGGGCTCCGCGCCGTTCGGTTTGTATTTATACAACTTCGGAATGGATGCGAGCAACATCACGTACCAGCCCAGCGGCGCCATTAACATGAGCAAGTTCTCCACCATTGAGCTGGAATTCAGCACGTACCCGCCGCCGCTGGACCCGAGCGCCAACTTTTACACGATTTGCGACCCCGAAACGGGGATCCCCGTGGGGGTCAACAAGCCGCAGTGGCGCATCTATGACTACAACTACGACTTGACCGTGCTGGAAGAGAGGTACAACGTGCTGACGTTCATCGGCGGCAACTGCGCGCTCATGTATGCGAGATAAATTCAATGTGGTTCATTGTGACTTTTTTGAATATTATAATAATTTAGTATTATAATAACTGGGATCCACAATGAATCTTAAAAACATAAAACACGCCAAGGGCACCGGCGCAGCCCATCACAAGGAGCCCTATTCCGCCCAGCCATTTTTTGATTATGCCATGGTCATGTTGAAAATATTGGCCGGAATCGGGGTGTTTAACTGGATCACCAGCTGCAATTTTTTGAATGCATTGAACATTGTCCCCGATCACGATTATCCCAATATTCCAAATGGCGCGGAGGTCAACCCGTATTGCCATGACAGCAAATGCATGATTTCGAACCAGAACGCGAACGACCCCGCTGCAATGAACCAGAAGACCATTTTTTGGATGATGAAGTGGTGGTGGCAAGCCACTCAACTGCCGGGGCATAAGACCGGGGGCTGGATACTGAATGGCTACTTCACAAAAATAAAGGAGTTTGCGAAACCCATGAACGCCGACACCGGCGACTCCATGTTTTCTTTCATCAAATGGTTTTTATTTGGGCTGTTTTCTCACATTTCATGGGGGCTCATGCTCATGTTTTCATTCGTCCTGGCCATTCCAGGATACGTTCAAGGGTTGGTATCATTTACCGCTTACACGGGAGTGATAACAAATAAAATAGTTAAATACATTTGGATATTTTGGCTGTTTTTATTGTATTTAGCAATCACGTTCTGTCTTGGATGGGTTTCGTTTTTTCCCGCGATATACACGTACATTCATTTGCTGTATCTATTCTTGATTAAACCGTTGAGCGACAACGCGGACGGCTTCAAGACGGAATTCATGAAACGGATGAAGCATCTCATCATGGCGTTCGTCATTGCGGCAATCATCATTGCGTTCGTTCAATTGCCGACGGAATCCGCCGGAACCTTGACCGGCGTCGTGTTTTTATCCGGGTTGTTAATAAATCACATGAAACCGAATAAGACGACATAATAACCTTGTCAAAATCATAATAAACCCAAGTTTATTATCATATTATTATCGCATTATTATTACACCCACACCCCCACACCCCACAACATGCGTCCGTTTGTCAGCGTGTGCACGCCCACGTTCAACCGTCGCCCGTTCATTGCCGCCATGTTGCAGTGCTTCAACCATCAAACCTATCCGCGCGACCGCATGGAGTGGGTCATCATTGATGACGGCACCGACCCGATTGAAGACCTCGTGTCACAGCATCCGTGCGTGCGGTACTTCCGGCTTGAAGAAAAGGTTTCACTCGGTAAAAAACGCAACATGATGCACGACCAAGCGCGCGGCGACATCCTCGTTTACATGGACGACGACGACTACTACCCGCCGGACCGCGTGTCGCACGCGGTGAACACCCTGCTGGATCACCGAAAACGGAAAACGGGCATCAAGCTCGCGGGCAGCAGCGAAATGTGCATTTATTTCAAACCGGAAAACCTACGGTTTTCCGAACCTTTCCCTTTAGACCCCACAAACCAATGGTGCGGTCAAATGGTGCAGTTTGGTCCCTACGGCCCCAATCACGCCACCGCCGCCACGTTTGCGTTCTGGAAGGAGCTGCTCGCCGACCGGAATCTGGCATACGACGAGTCCGCGTGCTTGGCCGAAGAGCGCGCATTCTTGCGCGGGTACACCGTGCCCATGGCGCAGCTGGATCCCATGAAAGTCATTCTCGTGTTTTCACACGAGCACAACACGTTCGACAAGCGCACGCTCCTTTCAAACTTGGGGCACAAAAATTCGGGCATGCAGATAAGCACGCGCGAAGTGACCGATTTTATAAAGGAGCCCGACCTGCTGCGGTTCTACATGTGCGACGTGGACGCCGCGCTGCAAGCCTACGACCCCGGCCATCCGTCCATGAAACCAGATGTTCTGCAACAAATACGAGAGAAATTACAGAAAAATCAGCAACAGCAACAACCTCAACAACAACAACAGCAACCTCAAGCAGCAATCTTAAAGGCCGTCGTCGCGTTCAAGGCGCCGAACGCGATCAGCCGCAGCATGACCGTGGAGGAATTGATACAAACCGTGCAATCGCAAGCCGAAAAGCTGGAAAGGATGCGAGAAATGTGCAACAAAAAAATCCGCGAGAATTCAGAACTGCTTGCCACCATTCATGACCGCGACGAGGTTATCGCAGCGCATCTGGAGACCATTGAGCGCCAAGGCGCGCTGCTGGATGGGGTATAATAAAATAATGCAACCATTCGTTCATTCGCAAATGCAACCATGCGATTCACCCACCTCGTCCGGCAAAACTTCGCTGGGATACGTGCATTTGTCCAGGTAGCGCTGCATGCGCTGAATGTCCAGCTTCGTGATTTCAAACTCTTCCATGATGCCGTCCATTTGTTGCTCGCACTTGTCGTTGGCAAACACGTTTAAGAAAAAGGCAAACAAGTCCTTCTTGTCCATCCCGAATTTTTGGCACATCATTTGAATGAACAGCGCGTTGTTGTATTCGGTGCTGTATTTGGTCAGCACCTTGGTGAACCGCACCTCCGACGGGTTGAACTTGGGGCGCGTTGCAAACCGTTCGTGATACAGCTTGTTGTTGTAAAACGTTTTAATCAGGGAGCTCATTTCGTTGAACTGCCAGATTTGTTTTTGAAACGTGATGCGGTCAATGTAGTCCGCAAAACAAATGTTGTCCAGCGCGTCCTTGTAAAATCGGAACGCTTCCATTTTCTGCGGCTGCTTCGCCAGCACGTCCACCACGTTTTCGTGCCACAGCAGACCCACGATGGTGCGGTCCGTTTCGTTCATGAGCGCGGAATGCTCCATCAATTTGCACGGCGCGTTTATTAGTTTTTTGACAATGGTTTTGCTGTCTTCGTTGTTGGCCTTCGGCTGGAAAATGGTTTCAATCAGCGCGTTGCTGTAACTGTCCGATTGTTGGGGCTCATTGGTCGCGCTGCCGATGTTGTTGAAAATGCTGCTAATGGTCGCAATTTTGCGGAGGTCGCCCTGTATGAATCGCGCCACATTTTTGTGCAGCGCGGCATTGCCCGAATGCAGCGCGGACTTCAGAATCACGCCAACCTGCTCCAGCGTGGGCGTTTTAAGTTCAAACGTCACGCACACTTTCATCAGTTCGCGTATTTTCTTGTCCATGTGATAATTCCCGACGCATATGATCGGGTTCATGGTCACGTCTTCCAGTCGCTGCTTCTTCGTCTTTTTGGGACGCATGAGTTTGATCAGCGTGTTGATGCCGCCCTTGTCGCCGCTGTTCATGCCGTCTATCTCGTCCATGACAATGGCTATTCGCTTCGGCTTTTTCTGAAACATGGAAAGCACGCTGTGCTCGCTCATGTTGTGATTGGTGATGAGGTCAATGATGGACTTGTTGCGTATGTCGCCCGCGTCATACTTCACGGTGTCGTAATTCAGGGTTTTAAGCAGCTGCACAATGAATTCGGTTTTTCCCACGCCCGGGTTTCCGTACACGTAAATGCCCCGCTTGATCATCAAATCGTTTTTTTTGCTATGGAACGCATCCAGCGCGGCTGCAATCTCGGTCGCAATGGATTCGCGACCCAGCACCTCGTTGTAATTGATGGGATGGGTGGGGGGGGTGCCATTGAGGGTGCCATTCGGGGGTTTCATGATTTTGGATTTTGCCGGTTTCATTAACTTAAGAAAACTTGAATATCCTATTGCATTCTCGCAGTGTTTAATGTTTAATATTAAATTGCACGGAAATCAATAATTTGAGGCGGGTGTGTGTGCAACCAACAAATATAAAAATAAAAAGGTATAGTATATTTCATATTTCAACAATGGATCCAACCCAAGAGTCCAGTTCTTTTAATTTTCAGCGCATCGTCATTATGATTGCGATTTTCATGCTAATTGCTGCAATGATTTTCATAGGGTATGCGCTGTATGACACATCCAGCGACATCGCGTGGCCACCGGCGGAAATACCCAAATGTCCAGATTATTGGACGGTGGATGCAACCGGGAACTGCATAAAACCCTCTCCACCCGTGAACTGTGAATACAACGGCATTCCCGCTGGAACGCAAGGCATGCCGAAGTGCCCCCCTTAAAAATAAATAACACATGGCGGATTGCATGATATAAATAAAAATAATTATATGTGTATAATTCAATAACTTATACACACACTCACACACACACACTCAAATCCAACCAATTCAATGCAAAACTATTCTCGCAACGCAACAAAACCCGTTCGGTCTAATGGTCGCATTGACATTTTAGGACCCACGGTGGAGCAGCAGTTCGCCATGTACGACAAAATCCCCAATTCTAGCACGTGCGCGTCGTTTCGCGACGCCATGGTCGGCAACTGGGAGAACACCGCGCTCAGTGACGCCTTTTTCAGCACGGGCAACATGGAAATCGTGCAAAATGCGCTGCGCAACGGCGTGCACGCCATGTCCAAGGGCGCGTACTTGATCGCCCCCCAAGACTGCGACAACCTGAAAATGATCATGCGCAGCGTGTTCCTGCAGAGCGCCATGAATTTAGCAACCGACATCCCGGGCCAAATCGCCGCGCTCAACAAAATTGTGACCGACATGTTTGTGCCGAAACTGCACAGCGAAGCGCGCGCCTACATTCAATACAAGCGCGATGCCAGCACCATGTATAAACCCATTGACCGCCCCATTTACTCCGCCGAAAACGACAAGACGCTGGAACTGCAGCCGTGGTTCTGAATCAGAAAACCTACGGTTTTCTGAGGAGGAGGGTTTACGGGAACCTAGGTTCCCGTCTAGTGTATGAAGTTGAACAAATAATACATCAGCCCCCCGATTGCAAGGTCGGACAGAAATACGCTGAACAAATGCATCAATCGTCCGTAACGCCCGTGCATGTCCGCGCTTTCGGGAAACCGGGTTTTCCAGAACACTTTCAATTCTTCAATGAGTTCATACAATGCAAATGCTGCAATCACGATGAGCGCATTTTTCAATGCACCCAACATCAAACGATGATGCGGCTTCATTGTTTGCAAATTTCAAATTCTAAATTATAACTTTATTTTATTTTATTTATGTTTCGTGCATTATGAAAATAAAATAAAAAATTGAATTACTTTCACTACTTTCACTACTTTCACAAACCAATTCCAATAATGTCTCGTGCAGATCTCTTCCGGAAATCTTCGGGTCGCAATCATGAATTTGAGAGATATTTGACGTCGTCCGACCCCCAGCCAAGCCCGATCATCACTCTGGACAGCACTCACGCGTATGTCATCACCCTGCCTCTCTCCTACTTTGTTTCAACCCGCGGAATACGATCCAAGGGCAAGGCGGATTCCATGCCCTACGAAAGTTTCCGCGTCATCAACGTGCAGCACCGCGGCGGCAATGCGCATTCCTTGGTCCTGATCAAGAGCCGCGCCATTACGACCAACCCTCACAACATTGCCATCTTTGAATCCAACGGGCGCAACGGCTTCTGCGGCATCCGCATCGTGGATGACCATGTTAAAAAAAACGTAACCCGGGCGTACACCTCCATCTCCCCCGAATACAACATCAACTACGGCACAAACACGCACAATCCCGGTTATTGCGGCATTTACAGCATCATCTGCATCGTTGCCCTTCGCCATTACCGCAGCAAGACCGGCGTCCTCTGGCTCGCAAAATGGACCAAATTACTAATGTATATGAGCCGTTGCATTGACCGCAACGCCGGCTGCCTCGGCGTGGAACTCGCCGCACGCGTTCAGGAAATAATCGCCACAAACACATCGTGGTCATACGCCGAAAACGAAATCGCCGCAGCCATTCGGGCCTGTCTTTCGTCAAAACATGAAACCATGTGCTCATTCATTCTTTGAACATTTACAAAGGAGAGAAATACACTGTAAAATGAACTTCAATAAACTTCAATAAAAATATTTTTATTGTTGAATTTCTCTCATTACCTATTCTACACAATCCATTTTATTACATGAACCCCATGACTAGTTAGACCTTTTTAGGTTTGACAATCTTCTTTGCGCCGCCGCCGCCTGCCTTTGAACCCACAGCCACTTCTACGGCCACGCGTTTCTCCTCCTGTTTCACGTATTCGGCACGCAGCTCCGCCAAGTCGGCCAGCCACAGCTGCTCAATGCCGGTGCCTTGTAGTGCGGCATGCTGCGCATCCTTCTGCCCCTTCTCTTTCAGCAGCTTCTGCACGTTCTCCTCGCTCACGCTGTCCATCGGCAGCTTCAACAAGTACTTGTATTGCTCGTCGCCTTCCACGTGGTCGTAGCCCTTGGACTGCATCATGGCCATGAGCTCGTCGCCGCGCTTGCGCCTCAAGTCAATGCTGCCGTCCAGCAGTTCCTGGATGTAGTGCGCCTTATTAGATAAAAGGAGGAGCTCCGCCGCCATGGCCGCCAGCTGGTGCGTCTTGCGCTTCCCGTATAGGGACAGGCGCGTGGCATAGTAGTCCCGCACAATGTCGCGCACGTTGCCGTACTTCTTCAACTGATCCTGGCTGTCAAACAAGTGCATGTTGCTCGTGGATTCCGTCGTGTAGAGCTTCAGCAACTTTTCAATCGCGGTGCAACACCCGTGATCCACTATTGCAGCAAATGCCGGGCTTGTAAGGTCGGCCGTGGCCGGAAACGTGACCGTGAAATCCACCACCGTGTCCGTGCTCATGTCCACGTAGTCCTTGACTGCGCCGATTTCAATGAGTGACTCCAAGTGCTTCTTGAAATCCTCCGTCCAATAACCAACCGGAAGTTCAGTGACGCGCACCTGCTTCTTCGCGGCATCCACGGTGTGCAGCCCTTTAACCAGGAACTTGCCAGATCCAGATGAGGAGGAGGATGTTAATGCAGTGATGGTGCCCTTGAACCCGCGGTAATACGGCTCAATTGCGCCCCACTCTGCCTCCGGCTTTTTCAGCAGCATGGCCTGAATGTGGTCAATGATTTGCAGCGGATTGTGGCACATGATGTCCGTGCTGAACCCCGTGCCGATGCCTTTCGTGCCGTTGACCAGAACCATGGGCACAATCGGCGCGTAAAAGGTGGGCTCCACCAGCTGGCCGTCGTCGTCCAGATACTCCAAGACGGCGTCGTCCTCCGCGCGGTAAATGAGCCGTGTGATTACATTCAGCTGCGTGAAGATGTACCTTTCACTAGCAGAATCTCGCCCCCCGCACAACCTGGTCCCATACTGCCCGTTGGGCTCAAACAAGTTGATGTTGTTGCTGCCGACGAAGTTCTGCGCCATGCCGATAATGGCCCCGTTCAAGCTGGCCTCGCCGTGGTGATATCCGGAGTGCTCCGACACGTAGCCGCTGAATTGCGCCACTTTGATTTCCGTCTTGAGCCCGCCCTTCTTGAACGCCGCAAACATGATTTTGCGCAGCGATATTTTCAGGCCGTCCATGCCGTTTGCAATGGAGCGCTGGTTGTCGTAGATGGAGAAGTGCTTCATCTCGCGCGTCATGAAGTCCTCGTACGTCACCTGCTTGTGGCTGGTGTCCAGATGGTCGGCGCGATTATACGTGGACAGCCACTCCTTGCGGTCGTCGGCGCGCTTCTTGTTGAATACAAGGTCAATGGCGTTGTCGCTCTCTTCGCCCGTGTGCGCAAAATCTACGATCTTCTTGTGCTCAAAGTACTCGCGGAATTCGCGCCCGGTGCTGGTGCCCAAACCCTTGTAGTACTTGACGTGCCAGGTGCTGACATCCACAGCCGCCGCTCCGCTTGCGCCATTTGTACCAGTCGCTCCGCTTTTCCACGCCTCAAACTCGCCCTCGTTGTAAAACACACGCTCCTGCGCCCCCTTGCGCGCCTTCAGAATCGGCGTGTTCATGAACCCGATGAACCCCGGGATGTGCGTCAGAGTGGGCCACTCGCTCTGAAACAGGTTGATGCCGAGCCCCTTGATGTGCGACCCGTCCAAATCCTGGTCCGTCATGAACATCACCTTGCCGTACCGCAGCCGCTTGGCCACGTCTTCCGCCGTGTAGTCGCGCCCGTTCTCCAGTCCCAGGATGCGCTTGATTTCCGCGATTTCCGTGTTTTCGGCAATGCGCTTCACCGCCTCGCCGCGCACGTTCATGAACTTGCCCTTGACGGGATACACGCCGATCGTGTTGCGGTCCTCCTTGCTCAAGCCCGACACAATGCCCGCCTTGGCCGAATCTCCCTCGCAAAAGATGATCGTGCACTGCCCCGACTTCTCCGTGCCCGCGAAATTGGCGTCAATCAGTTTCGGGATGCCGCGAATGGTGCGCGTCTTGGCGCCGTCCGTCTTCTTCGCCGCTTTCGCCTCCTTCACTTCCGTTAAAGCGCAGGCCGCCTCCATGACACCCATCTTCGCCACCTTTTCCACGAACTCGTCGCTCACGGTGCAGGCCGACCCGAAGTTCGCGCTCGTCGTCGTCAGTTCGTCCTTTGTCTGGCTGGAAAACGCGGGATTCTCCACGTCGCAGCGCAAGAACAGCGTGAGCTGCTCCTTGATCGTCGCCGGCTTCACGTCCACCTTCTTCTTGAGCTTGATAAACGCCGCCAGCTTGCGCAAGAGCTGACCCATGACGTACTCCACGTGCTTGCCGCCCTTGGACGTGCAAATGCCGTTCACGAACGACACGTGAACGAACTCGTCCGTGTTCGTCAGGCACACGGCGTATTCCCAGCGTTCTGAGGGCGCCTCGTACACGCGCTTCACCTCGGGGCGAATGTAGAGGCCGATGTACTGCTTGAAATCTTTGATGGGCACGACGCCGCCGTTATACTTGACGCGAATGCTGCGGTCCGTCACGGCGGCAATGTCATGCACGCGCTTCATGAAGAGTGCCGTCATGTCGGGACTGAGACCGGGAATGCCGAGGCGCGCGTAATCGGGACGGAACGAGATGCGCGTGTAAGGCTTTTTGCTGGTGCATTTGGTGATTTTTGGCGCGCAAATCTCGGTCAGATTCGCCTTGAATTCCTGGGTATACTTGAGTCCGCGCACGTGATCCACGGTTTCCACGGAGCCCCACGTGGACCACACGAGCACGAGCTTGAATCCGAACCCGTTCTTCCCGCCGACGATTTTCTCCTTCTTGTCTTCGGCGTAATTGGTGGAGGTGCGCAAGTGCCCGAAAATCATCTCGGGAATCCACATCTTGTGCTCGGGGTGCTGCGCAATGTCAATGCCGTTGCCGTCATTCGTCATAGTGATTGTTCCGGTTGCGGCGTCCACCTCCACTTCAATGCACGTCACGGGAAGCGCACTGGGCTTGCCGTCCTTGATTGCCTGCGCCTGGCGGATGACATGGTCGCGCATGTTCACGAGTCCTTCGTCCACCAACTTGTAGAGCGCGGGAATGTGCGTGAAGGTCGCCAAGCCGATGGTTACCTCTGCTGCGCTTATTCCTGAGTTCATTAGTGCCGTGTATTCGGTGCATTCCGTGAGTTGAATGGAACCGATGTAGGTGTCGGGCTTCTTGAGAATGTGCTCCAAGTCCGTCATTTTCTGATACTTGCCGGACAAAGATGATTCGGTTGATGTTGCGGTTGCCATTGTCTGATTGTCTGATTGTCTGATTGTCTTATAAAATAAAGGGATGCATGACATCCGTTTATTCGCTTTAAGTAAATTCAATTTTTTGTTTTATTGGGATTATTGATTATTGATTTTATTCAATGCCTTCTCCTATGGCTTCTCTTCTTATGACTCTTCTTTCCACCCTTCTTATGACTCTTATTTCCACCCTTCTTCTTAATCCCAAATATCTTCCTCCCAAATATGGAGGGGAGTTCTTTTGATGGTTTTGCGGGTTTTCCCTGAGAAGCAACAGCATGATCATGCAGTGCCATCATTTGATTTGCCATCGCGACCGCATCCGAGTGTGAAGTATACGGTGCACTCATCCTTTCCACTAACAATTGTCGTTCTACTGCTTTTGCTGCTGCTGCATCTGCTAATTTTTGTGCCACTTCTGCGGCTGCATCTATTGCGGCTTGGAGCCGACGAGATTCGGCCCGTGCAGCAACTTGTTCAGGACTACTGTGATATGCTGCATCTGCAGCAGCTTTTGCAGCATCTTTTGCACGCTTTCTGGCTGCAATATTTCGTGCAGTCTCCCGTCTAGCTTGGTCATGCAACCAAACGCCATGAAATAAAATCATATCTATAATGGTTAACCTCATGCTTCCACTAGGATTTGCAGCGAGCTCGTCATCGTACATCTTATAAAAATGCTTCATTTTTTTGGCGGCTGATTTGTGGCGTAATATATTATTCATCTCTTCCAATATCAGACTCAATGCTGCAATTTCAGCCGGGTTGCCTCCATGTATCACATGTTCATATGTAGGCTGAATTGCTGCAAAAATTGGTGCAATGTCGTAATCATGTTCCTGCGGTCGCAAACCGGCTATCAATGTATTAACATTGTGCAAAAGGGCATCATGTCGTGCCTCTGACATTTTTAATATGCAAAAGTATGTGTTTATAATATATGTAATATAAAAAATAAAAAATGTCGGGCTACAATTATTATTCCCTAAAAAAATGCCGATGTTATCAACCAATTAATAAGAAACTAATAGAAACGGGCAGTGGCGGCGAAGTTGTGCCCATCGTGGTCAATTTCAAAGTGTTTAGCATAATCATCCGAACCGCCACGGCGCAGCGCAACGATTGTTTTACGCAGGCCAACCGTCCGACCAATGTTTACAAAAGTTGGACGGGTGCGCCGGCGGGATACGGGAAATCCATTCAGAATCAATTCAACTGATTTTTTGCTAAACCATTCCAAAAAAAAATCATTTGCACCTTCTTTTTTTTTCTTTCGTTAAAATATAATACACCAATCAAATTCAAATTCAAATTCAATGGGTAGAAACTACACGCGTTCAGAGGACGGCCTCTACCACATCCTCGGCAAGAAGTACGAATACATTCGCGGCTCTCGCGCTCAAGTGTTCCACGGCACCGCTTACAAGACCGACGGCACTCCCGGTCTCACCCGCGACAAGCTGCTCATGAACAAAAACGGCCGCATCGTCAGCGCCAAGAAGCACGCCACCGCCAAACGGGAGAAGCGGTTGGAAAAGCACGGCTGGACTGCCAAGAAGGGCAAGTTCGGCGCCGTTCGCATCTCGGATCTTAGGAAGACGAAGAGCCGCAAGCACCGAAAGCATTAAGGCAATTAACTTATTCAAATATTCAAATATTCAAATATTCAAATGAATTGACTCCATCCGCGATGTCAATTCATTTTTCACCGATGAGTGCGGTTAAACCTAAGTTTATTTGCTTTAATTTTCCGGCGAGTGTTTCTACGTTTTCCGGTTCGCGTTTTAGAACGCGTTTTTGCGTTCTTCAACCGGCAAACCCGTTTGCGTTTCCGGGTGGATCCGCCGCCGCCCAGACGGGGGGGCGCGTGTTGATTCCATTCCAATAGGATGCGTCCAATTTCCTCGCGGACTGCATCATCGTAGTTGGCCGAATCAGAAATTGTTTGCATCAAACCCGAATTGGCGGGTTCGTCTTTCAATTTCTCTTTCAATAACGCATACATTACAAGTGCCATCAAATAATCATGTATGGTTGATTTATCGTATAGTTTAATCACATAGGTGGCGCTTGGTGCTACTCCGCCCTGGATTGCAATGAATTCTCTCAGCGGACCCAATAAATTGGAACGCAATGCTTTAAATTTGTTCATTTGGTTCAATTTAGCCTGATCCATTTTTATTCCCTTCAATGCATTCAGTAATTCAAGCATGTGCGGCGACCTAGCCGGCATGTCTTTAAATTTAATCTCATAATTGGATTCTGGATCCATGCTCAAAATAGTTGCTAATTTCTCTCTGAACACCGTTTCAACTTTGGGTGCAAACAGAACCGTTTCAAACACGCTGTTTAGCCATGCATCATATGGGTCTGGTTGTGGCTGTGCGTGACAGCCAAACAATTGGGCCATGTGTTGGTTCATGTCGAACTTGTATTTGATTTGCGGGGACTCCTTGAAAAACTGGATCGTGCTTGCACCGGTTGCCTCTTGGAACTGTATTGGAACGGGTTCATCTGGGGGAGCCAGTTCCACTATTGCGCGCCCCACCTTGCGCAACACCCCCAAAAACTCGTCCCGTCGCGCATTCAATTGCTCCGCCATGTCTGCATTGACCGCGGCGATGCTGCCTTGTTCCAAATAATAATCTGCGTTCAACCGGGACATGAGGTCTCGCAGCTGGCGGACATCCGCAATGAACTCTGCATTGTCCGCGGCAAAGCTATCGCCGCCGGAACGCATCAGCTGCAGTAAATAAATGTCTATGAACACGCGCAATCGGGCGAAATCCTTCGGGTTTTTGCGGGCCATGAAAATCCGGCAAAACAGCGACGCGCCTTCGTCGCAAAAAATGCAAATGATGTCCAGCATGATGATTTTCAGCGAAACCAGGTTGTCCCTGTAGTATTCTTCTTTTAGCATGGCGCCGATTTTCTCCCTGGTTGCTGGATCCTCGGTTGCGTATTTTGCGTCCGATTTCGGGTAAAGGGACCGCATGTACAGCTTGACAAAGTGCTCAATGGTCTTTTTGACCAAATCAATGGGTTCCAAGTAGTATTTGTCTTCTTTGCAGCCTTGCGACTGTTGCTGTTGCTGTTGCTGATGCGGATGATGTTCGCACAGCGGATGCATGATCTGAGAAAAAAACATGATTTTTTGCGTGACCAGTTGCACGGTGGGTTCCTTTCTCAACCGTTTGCTGATGAGCATTGTGTTTGCATCGTCGTCCCGATTGCCGTACACGTGCAGGTCAATCCTATCGGTTGCAGTTGCAGAAAGCGCAAATGAAATCGGGGGCGCGTCCTTGACCTCCGCGACACCGTAGCGCTTGGGTCGTGCGAAAAAGTTGTCATACATAATCATCATGTAGAGAGAAAATACGGACAAAAATTGGCGGGACACGTCGCCGAATGCAATGCAGTCAATGTCGTTCATCCTTATGTTTCCGCAGTCTTTCATTAACTGGGCCATATCAATGCCCACCACCGCTTGAAATGATTGAAATGAGTCTTGTTCCGTTTCCAACCTCTTCAAAAATGCTTGAATGTAAAAAGACACGGCTGCACCCCCGCTGATCACCATGTGCGCACCGCTCGCACTCATGGCTTTATTCATTGCAGTCATTGCTGCAATGATGATGTCGGTTCTTGTCAACGGAACGCGATCATCCATCATTATGGAGCCTTGATTCGTTGTGTCAGTGGTGGCCCGATGCGCCACCTCCCCAAAGTATTTGCCATACTGTCCGCTTGGGAAAATGTCCGAAAAATGTTCGCCCTGCGCGGTTTTCACGCTGGGATCCTGCATGACGGCGATGAGCGCCATTTTTGCAACGACGGAACGCAACTTTGGAATCTGAATCATGTCAAAAAATGGCTGGCACCCCGCCGCAATTGCCGCATTCGGCGATAAAGATGATCCAGTAAAATTTGAAACAATGGACGCATGGATGCCGCGGGCAATGAGCACGTTCACCGGGGCATAAATGTCCGATTCTTCCGAATGCAGCAGCAGCTCCAGAAACACGTCCAACTGGTTGTAGGTTGCGATCAATTTCGCGTTGTGCTGGAACGGCGCGAATTTTACAGCAATGGCCGCGTCCAATCCGTCCGCATTCAACGCATTGCGCACAACATACGCCGTGAAAATGGGAACATGAAACACTTTCCCAATCCACAAAACGAGAGAAATTTGGGTAAAATGGTTACCCATGGATGATGCAGCCGGTGTAATCCTTGCATCCAATCCATCAAACATTGGACGGGTTATTAATTCGGCAAATGTGCGTGAAATGATGCCTTCAATTGATTCACCCCCAGTCGCAGATATGAGCATTTTATAATGCGGCGCAAAATCGGACAACAGTCCAACTGCAGGATTGCAATACATCTTAATGGATTCCGATGGATCAACGGTCGCCCGAATTGCTTCCACGATTGTTTCGCACACGTGGTCGGCTGCATTGATTGCATTGAATGTTTGCAACCCTAGTTCCACCATTTTCCGGTCGTTGTCTTCAACGATTTCATCCACCAATGCGACAACAATTTGATCGGACGCGGACGCATCCGAACCAGCAACCGCTGCAACATCTGTAACATCTGTAACATCTGTAACCGATGCAACAGCTGCCGCAACATTGGTGACAATCTTGTTCAAAACATCGGCGACGACAGAACCAGGTTCAGACACAGGCGAAACAGTCGGATCAATCGTAGGGGCAGGCGAAACAGTAGGAGCAGGAGAAACATCAACCGTAGGGGCAGACACATCAGTAGGAGCAACCGACACAGGCTCAATCGTAGGGGCAACCGACACAGGCTCAATCGTAGGGGCAGGCGAAACAGCCGGAGTAACCGTAGGAGTAACCGTAGGAGTAACCGTAGTAGCAGCAGGATCAAGAGGATCAACCGTAGGAGCAACAGGCGAAACGGTAGGAGTAACCGACACAGGCGAAACAGTATGAGTATCAGACAATTCCGACATGTTTACTGCGTTGGTTGAATTGAATTTTGATATATATACCGCGTCCTATATTGTATCTACAATTTATTCTCATTATATATTTTTTCAAAATACTTTTTGCTGACAACTAAATGGTGGTGTCCAGTGGCCGGATTAGTCTTGTGCTTTAGTCGCTGTTGCTGGCAGTATAATTCATACGCCTTGTAAGGCGTGGTGGGTGTCGTGGCGGAATGGTCTTGCATGGCGGCCAGCACATCCCCGCGCTTGTCCCAAAGCGCGCAGCTCACGTGCATTAAATACTTGTCATTTTCAACCACCACATCCGGATAAAAATGCCGAATCAGCCCTAAAAATGCGGCATCCGTGTGGTTGTGGCTCTGCAGTTGAGGGGGTGGTTGTCCCGCCTGCATGAGCTGTTGCTGATGGTGTTGCTGATGGTGGTGTCGCTTAAACAGCGCCGTAAATTCGTCAATTTCCAACTCGTCGTCGTCGTCGTTTGAATTCACCGTGATGGTCTGCGTCCAAAATTCCTTGAACCGCGCCACCAGCGGCAGGTGCTTGCTCGTGATCTGCAAAAACGAATCGGCCGTTTCGGAATAAGTGGATAAATGGTTCATGAGCCGCCCCTTGAGCGCGTGTGCAAAAAACACGTTCGGAATTCTCTCGTCGTCAATGAACACCTTCCATAAATACATCATGTTTTTCCACGAGATGCTCATATTGCTTTGCGGTGACGGCTCACACGTCGCCACAAATTTGGCAATGAGCGCGTCCTCCGGGTGGTGCGTTAGGTACAGCACCCGGTGATGCGTGGCCGTGTCCTTCTGCGCGTTTAAAAACGCCTCCGCATTTTCATACCGCTGCGAATAGTGCGCCGCCACGCAAAAGATGTCAACCAGCCGGTGCTTGAACGGCGCCGAAAAGGCATCCAGCGCAACGTCGTTCATGTCTAATAGCCGACACTCGCTGAAGCCGTACTCGTAAAATTTGTATTTGAATGCGGACAGCAACGACGTGCCAAACAGCGTCACGCACTCCTGGCTGAGCCCCTTGATGAATTGGCGCGCCTTGGGTGTGGCAATATACACCGGCTCCACGTCCACGCCCACGCCATTGCTTATTGAAACCGTCTTCTTCAAAATGGCGTCGCCAATCACCGTGAGAAAATATTTGGCACATTCGCGCGTCCGAAACAGTGCGGGGCACAGCATGTTCAGCGTGCGCTGAATGGTCTGCGATTCGGGAATGGACGACAGCAAATCGCGGTCCTTGATGCGGCGCAGCACTTGGTTCTTGATGCGGTACTTCCACGGCATGAGTTCTCGGTTGCCGCTGATTTTCGTTAGGATGGGGTGCAGGATGTCGTCCTCATTGATCACGCTGTAATTGCACTCGGCGTCGGCGTCGTACACGAAAAACAGCTCCACGTTGGCATTGTAATGGTACTGCGGCGACTCGTTCAAAAACTGCTCAATGAATTCGTCGGACGCGGTGATGAGCGTTTGCTTGCGCTGCTCCTTGTCATCGCGGACCTGTTGCACATCGTTCATGATTACCGGCAGGTGCGCCACGTGCGCCACCAGCTTCCCCCACATGAACTCGTCGTCCGCGTATTTATCACCCAACTGCTTGACCACGCTCAGCAAATCGTCCAGGGTCTGCATTGTGCGATGATGTTAAACACTTAAATACTTGTGCATAAGCGCAAGTGTTTAAATCCATTTATTCATACACCATTATTGACTTCCGCGTTCCCCCCAACCGGGGAGGCAATGATGCCCGCCGCGTTTTCTTGTGCGGATGCTGGCGCGTTTCATTCAGCCCGAACAGCGTCCACGGCTGCGGCGGGCGGTCGTGCAGATACGGGCGGTACGTGTCCCAAATCATGTTGCGGTCGCAAAACGCGTCCTTGTAGAACCCCATGCCGCACGAGCTGCCCCAGCGCCCCCACAGCTGCATGCGCTTGGCCGTGGCGGTGTCCACCGCCATGCCGTCCACCGCCCCGCGCGGCTGAAACGGTTTCGGGCGGTCGGCCTGCGACATGAACTCGCGCGCGTCCAAGTCGTAGTGCGAGCACGTCGTGCGCGAGCACGGGTTGACCTTGTTCAAATACACGTCGTAGTGGTCGCCGATGAGCCGCTTGGCGGTTTCCACGTCCAGGCGCCCTTTGTGCTCCTCCATCATTTGTTGCAGGCGCACCCGGCGCGCGCCCTGGTGGCGGCGCAAGTCGTCCCACCCCGTGTTGGACGACTCCAGGTTCCGGATGCGCGGGTCAAACGCCACGTTGAAGCCGATGAAGTAGCCGTTCTTGGTGCGCTGCACGTCCACGTACTTCAGCCCCAGCTCCAGTCGCATGATTTCGTTCGTGCGCGTGTCGCCAAACAGCCACGCGTTGGCGTAGTCGCCCGAATTGCGCTCGGTCAGCATGGCCACGTAATCGTCCAGCGAATCGCCGTACTGCATGGCGCGCCGAATGCGGCAGCACACGGGGTCCTTGTTTTCGTAGGCGTGAAAGCCGCCCATCGTGGTCTCCGTTCCAAACAGCCCGCGGCTGGTCACGAACACGTCCGTCCCCGAATGGATGCCGCCCGGGAACGACTGCATGAGGATGCGGTGCCCGCTGCTCGGGCGCAAGTCCATGATCACGCACGAGTACTGCCCGTTGATGTAGTTGTCGAACGAGTTGTGCGCGCACACGATGGCGCCGTCGGCCGTGTAGTCGCCCACCGCAATGAACGCGCTGCACCTATCTTTTGCGCCGCCTTCCAATCCGCCGCTCGCTTTTTTAGAGTTAGATGCTTCTACAAAATCAGCATACATGGCCTTGGACTTCAGGTGCGCGTTGTGCGGCTCGTTCAGCACGTCCGACAGGTGCGAAAACATGTAGTCAAAACTGACGAAGCAGTTCCAAAACACGATCCTTTGCAGCGGCTGCTTGGCGCCCTCGGCAATGCCGCGCATCTCCTCATAATACTCGGGGAAATTCGCTTCAATCTGCGGGCGAAAGAAGTCGTCGGCCACTTCGCAGAAAAACGCAAACGTGCGGCCGTACTCCTCGTACAAGAAAAACTCCAACATCTCCATGATTTGCGCGAGTTCGCGGGCAACCAAGTGGCCGTGCGCAAAGCCGCGCTTGTACGGATCGCCGTGAAGGGAGAGATAAATCCACCCGTTGATGTCCCTGCGGGCGCCGTTTAGTTTCATCGTGGTTGTTGTTGGTTGTTGTTGGTTGTTGGGGGGGGGAGGCATATCATTAACACATATTAAATCCTACACGATCCGCCAATAAATTATACTAAAGAACTAAAGAACTAAAGAACTAAATAACTAAATAACTAAATAACAATGAAATGAGTTAAAATAATGACAATATTAAACTGCATGTATGTTAAAAACCATTGATCATTGAACATTGAACATTGAACATGAGCAGCATACTGTATTACAGCAATTTTTGCGACAAGTCTAAATCTCTCTTGCAGCGGCTGGCCAAGAGCAAAATTAAGGAGGGGATTCATTACATGTGCATTGACAAACGCGTGAAGGGCGAGACCGGGGCGTGGTACATCGTCATGGAGGACGGGCAGCAAATCATCCTGCCGCCGCACGTGAACCGGGTGCCGGCACTGCTATTGTTGAACCAGAACCACGCGGTGCTGTACGGCGACCAAATCACGAACCACCTGAAACCGCTGGACGTGCAGCAGAACAACGTGGCAACCGGGTTCAACGGGGAGCCGTCCCCCTTTTCCACCGGGGGGGAGTTCATGGGCGGGTTTGGCGTGATGTCGGACAACTACAGCTTTCTGGATCAGAGCAGCGAGGACTTGTCCGCAAAAGGCAGCGGCGGGCTGCGCCAGCTCTACAACTACGCCACCATTGACTTCAATGAATCCATCAACTGCCCGGCCATTGAGGAGAAGCAGGCGCGCATCGGACCCGACGTCACGCTGGAGAAACTGGAAAGAGAGAGAAACGAACAAATCACGTATGCGCAACAGCAAGCCCCCCAACAACAGCAACAACAGCAACAGCAACAGCAACAGCAGCAGCAGCGCCGCTAGCGCTAGCACCATTGTTCCGGCTTGAAATGGATATGCAGGGTGCAATGCGCCAAGCCCTCAAACGGTTCCGGTCGGCCGTGCAAACAGGTGGCGGATTCATACAGCACAATGTCTCCGTACTCCATGGTCACGCGGTGCGGCCGAAAATGATGGTCCTCAATGTAAAGGTTCCAGGGTTTGTCCGACACGTCGTCCAAATGAATGATGGCGCTCAGCGCGTGCGTCTCTTTTTTGTCGTATTGGTTGGCCAAATGGCTTCCGCGCAAGTATTTGCGAATGCCGTAGGTTGCGGTGTCCGCCAGCGGCGCCTTGTATTCAATCCATTTTGTAAGAATCTCGCGGAACGTGTCGCGCAACCCGTTCAGCAAGTCGGTCGGCACAGCAGCCACATTCAACTGCTTGGACAACGCCGTGACCTGATTGTCGCCGAGGACTTCGTCGGTCCATTGGCTTTCGTCCGCGCCGCGCAACCACTCCTTGATGGCATCCACGCAGTCCAGCCGCATGCGCACCTTTTCAAATCCCACCGGGTGAAACACCGGCAGAAAATGATGCTCGCAAATCTCGTTCGGAACGCTCGTGTTGATTTCGGTTTCCTTGAACCACTTGGTCAAAATGTATTTTTCGCCCCGAATGATGGGCATGCCGCAGTGCGACGAGAACGAGTTCTCCTTTCCGAAATCATTGGCATTGTCCGTTGATGCCTGCGAATACAAGTTGTTCCAAACGAGGGCGGTCCCCGTTTTCGGCGCGGAAGAACAAAACGCGCGCGGAAACGACGTGTACCCGCCCTCTTCCACGTCATTCAAATATATCATGCACGTCCACGTGCGCTGCCCACGAATGGACGAGTCCTTCTTCAACAATGCGGGGTCAAAATAATCGGTGTGGAACCGGAATTCTTGCCCCACTTCATACTTCTGCCCCTGAATCTGTTCCGCGTGCCGGTTGGTTATGCCCAGCGTTTTGCAAATGCGGCTCTCCACGTCCGTAATCAACGGACTGCTCCCTCCAAAGTAACACGTCTTGCTGGTTCTGTCCGCGCTCACGATGCGCTCCGTGGGTTTCGTCACGTTGTAAGTGGCAGAGGCGGTTAGGGCGGACGCGTTGATGAGTGCAATAATGTCGGCGCATTCGTGTGCCGTTAAAAACCCGTCCACGCGAAAAATCTCAAGGTTTTTCGCTTGCAGCCGTTGCGCAGTTTTCAGCGCGACCAATCCAACGCGCGCCGATGACGCCGACACCGACGCCGACGCCGACGCCGGAATCGCATAATCAATCCCGAGTTTGCGCCGCAATAACGCATGACTGTATCCCGCATCCAGCGACTTCTGGAACATGATTTGCTTGCAGTTGCCCAACCGCAAATTCAGGTCAATCCATTCCTCCCACACCGGCGAAAAGGTTTCCATATGAATTGTATGTAGGATGGATTGTATGTATGTATGCATGTATGAGAGATAAATGTTTAAATGTATTTTAAAGATTTAAACAAAATGTATTTAAAATTATGACAAATGAATACATACACCATTCAATAATACCACGCAATCACACGCAATCCATGTCTTCCGATAAGTCAATTGTGATGAAGGCGTTTTTGAACCAGTTCACGGATTTTGTGGAGGACGTGCACGGCGTGTTTCCCGACAACACGGACATTGATTCGGCCAAAACGGCGCTGTTCCTCATTAAGAAAACGAACCCGCGCATTTTGATGAATGCGTGGATCACGTGCATTGTGGGTCCGTACACCGAAAAAATAGAGAAGGGCGACATCGGGTTCTTCTTGGACAAGGACTACACCCAGGATCTGGAGTACATGGGGAACGCCGTCATGCAGAAGGTGGACGCGCTGCGCGGCCCGGTGCGCGAAATGGGCGCCGACAATCAAGCCAAGTCCATGAAGTACATTCAGAATTTGACGAAGCTGGCGAAGCTGCACGGCGAAATGGAATAATTGAATAATGGAATAATGGAATAATGGAAATGCAAATTAAGCCGAAGCCGAACAAACACACAAAACGCGCAAAACAACCCGAAAAAAAACAAATCTGTCATATTTTATAAAATGAATTATCATTTCATAACGTTTGCAACCCGGAACGGGCCTTACATAAGGGACGCAGCCGATTTGTGCGCGTCTGCAACGACCGTTGCGCGGTTTGACACCGCCCTCATTGGAAACATGAGCGTGCTGGACCCGGCGTTTAAAAAACAAAACGCGCACATATTGCGACATGCGAGGGGGGCTGGGTATTGGTTGTGGAAACCATACGTGATCCTGAAACGCTTGGCCGAACTGCCCGACGGGGACGTGCTGTGCTATTGCGACAGCTCGTACCGGTTTTTGAGCGATGCGCGCAAAATTGCGGACGAGTGGTTGGGCGGCGGCGACATCGGAGCCTGCCACAACAAGCCAAACGACTCTGCGTGGCAGGAACACACCGACCGCAAATACACCAAACGCGACGCGTTTGAATTGATGCGGGTCCCGTCTGGCGACGAGCGCGAGCACATCAAATCCACGCCTCAGGCATGGGCGGGGTTCGTGATGTTAAGAAAAAGTGCGACATCCGTGGCGTTTGTGAGGGAATGGCTGCACCACGCGCAAAACGCGCAAATCATAACCGACCGTCCCAGCACCACGGCGCCCGAAGACCCGCAATTTGTAGACAATCGCCACGACCAAAGCATTTACAGCATTTTGTTAAAAATGAAACATATGCAATTGAATTTAATTGAGAAACATTTTTTGCACAACAATCGGAATCCATGACCGGAACCGACGACCCGGTTTGGTTGGCTGGTCACAAAAGGAGAACTTGTCCAGCCAGCACGATTGCGATGTATGGTTTATTTCTTGCGTCTCTTGCGTATATCATGAATGTTTTTGGGGAAATGGCATTCATTGACTTCAATATAAATGGGATGCAGGAAAAACACGAATCCACCACGTGAATGTCGGTCGCGTTGCGAATGGTGTCGTAGTAAAACATGAACGGCAGATTCACAAAGGGCTGCGCCACGGCGTGCATGGGATGCGCGGCTGGATACACGTTCCGATTTGCACATATTATGACGCAATTCGGCAAATGCACGTATCTATCAATGATCTTGGAAAAATCAAAAGTGGAGGCGGTTGATGCGATTTCATGCATGAACACGATCGTGTATTGCTGTATGGTTTGATAATGCATCCGGCTCTCTTCCGGAACGTGCACATCATAATATTTCAAACACACGTCCCATTTGACCCCTGCATCCGAATGAATGTATCCAATGTGCGCATACAATGTTTTCTGAACGGCAGTTGTTCCAAACCGTCGCACATATTCATTGAACTGCTCATTTTTTATTCTCGTTTTCAATGCGGGATGGATTTGTTTCATCATGCCTGCCAAAATGCAATCGGTGGTGTTAAAATTAAATCTTGCCATGTTGGAAATTATGCTTTGATTTTCAAATTCATCCACTGGAACCAACCGAACCGCCGGTTTATTTGCAAACATGGTTGAGATGTTGCAAACATACTCCCTTTTGCAAAAATAATGCACGGTTTCGTAAAAATTCAATAATAAATTTATGATGCCAACATTCAATAATGCATCTCCCAACCCCAGGTGCGAACAAAAAACAACATCCGTTGCCTTTTGGGTTGAAGCCAATTCTATGAATTTTTTTTCTGCGTCGGACACCGTACAATTCTCAATGGGCGCAATGATTTGTTTGTTCAAACAGTTTAGCATTGCAAGTTTGAATGGAGCAGTTGGACCCACGCCGAGAACACGGTCAAACGCGTTCATATTGTGTGCAATTTTAAATTTATATACAACCTTTTCTTGTTCTTTTTTTATTTCATTTATAAATGCAACATCATTGTGTAATATTCGGTCAATTTTTGCATGAACTTCATCAATGTCGTTGCATTTCCCTGGTGAATTCATTAAAAACGAATTCAATAAGGATTCTTTGTGAAACAATACCGGCAATCCAATGATCAGCGCTTCAATTGGATGATAATGCAAATGTCTGGGCTCCGTTGAATGATAATACATTAATTTGCATTCCGACATTTTATTAAAATATGCGTCATCACTCAAATTATTGAATTTATTAGCATCCATTAATGTTTCGTTGTTTTTCCCCAACAACACGTACTCATATTTCGTTCCAACGTTTTTCACAAATTCATTGTAAACCCGTGTGTAATAAGGACATTGATTTATTTTTGAACAAACAAAACAGATTGAATTGATTGTGCCCTTGTAGGTGTTTTCATGTTTTTTTATGAAATTATCAGGACATCCCAATGGAACAATTAATGAATTAGTTTCATTAAAAAATGAACTCAATGATTGTTCAAACGTGTAAATTTCTTCAAAGCAAAATATATATTTTACGTTTGGAGATGCATGCTTACTAAGGGTGAGAGCATACACATTGTCGGCACTGTTACCAAAAATTCTATAATAAATTGGTCCTTTGAAGTTGTTAATCAATTGTGTCAGTAATTTTCCACTGGTTAGTAGAGTCAAAAAAATGCATTTAAAAGTTGAATTTAATAAATTCATGACATAGGGTGATAATACGGTATCATTATTGTACCAGTCGGTGTCATTCAACGTGTGTAAATCATTCATGTCAACGTTTCTTAACGAATAATCGTATTTATAAGGGTCATTGCACGTCGTCTCAATTGGAGATAATGTATTATTTTTTGGAATAAATACACCAAACCCGCGTGAAATCATGAAAGGAAGTTCGTAATCTATAAATGTTTTGTGAGCAAATAAATACAATAAATTATTACTTGCAATGATTGGTGGAGCAATGATGTTTGCGTTTACAACCGTGTTTTCAATCGGCGGTGTATTTTTTATTATATTGGGTCTCGTTGCTGAAATCACCATGGGCATTGGAGTTGTCAATGGCGGCGCTGTCATCCCCGTGTTTTTTATTGGATACGACAAACGTGCCGATTCAACATTGGATGTAAATTTTAAAAAATTCATTAAAATAAAATGAATTATAAAGTATATAATATAAAATTATATACCATACCAAACTCATAAATACACACCCCACAAACCACAATGTCGGCGTGTGTTCATCTACCCACCAGCATCGGAGAAGCGATTGACAAATTGACAATTCTGGACATAAAATTGGAGAGAATCACCGATATTGCGAAGAAAGCCGACGTGCAGCGCGAACATGATGCTTTACTAAATCACGCCATGTTAAACTCCTTCGTTCAAACCCATGCCGACCTATACAACACCATGAAAAAGGCGAACGCAATCATATGGGACATGATGGATGTTTTGCGCGACGGTGCGAGCGGCGTTTCGGGGGAAGAGTATTTGAAAACGTGCAAGGACTGCATTGAATTCAATGACATTCGTTTCCGGATCAAGGCCCGCATTAACCAAGCGTCCAATTCGGAACTGAGGGAACAAAAAAGTTACAAGGCCACCGTGTTTAAGTTGGCGATAATGGGACTGCACGAATCGCACGCACACATTTCCACTGTGAAAAGCATTCTGCGGCGACCACTGCAGTATTACGGAATATTGTATGACGAGGTTCAAATTGTTTATGCGCATCAACCCGTGGAGGATGCTAGCGCAACCCTAACCTTCAACGACGACGACGACGACGACGACGACGATATCTCTCGCATCATGACGAATGAACTCCAGTTGAAGCAACGCATTTACGATGCACTGAACGTGTCCGATGCAAGCATGGACAAATTGTTGTAATAACATTCAATTCATGACTTAAACCTAATTTTAAATTATGAATTCATAACCCATTGTTAAAATGGACATCATAAATAACTTGATGCCTGGATTGTTGCAAGGCATCACGCGCGTTGGAATTTCTTATCCGGCTGATGTTGTAAAAGTCCAGATGCAGAAAAATTTGCATTCAACCACAATTGGTACGGTGCAACACATTTTGAAAACGGACATTCGCAAATTTTACAGAGGGTCCAGCATCGCATTTGTCACGGTTGGCATGGAACGGTCATTGCAGTATTATTATTTGGAAAAAATGAATAAAAAAATGGTAAATCCGTATGCATCGTCATTTGCTGCATCATTGGTTGGGTCGGTGTATAATTTGCCAATGCAATATTTGACAACAAACATAGCATTACTTGACAAAACCAAGCACGATACATCGGTAAAACAATACATCAAAAACACGTCGTTCAAACAATTGTATAAAGGGTATTTCATTGAAACCCCGAAAAATGTGCTGGGGTCCACCATTTATTTGGGAACATATCTCACATTGAGAAACGCGACCGACAACGCATCATTATATCCCTGGTTTGGTGGATTGTCCGGAATGCTAACATGGTCGGTGATCTATCCATTGGACACCATTAAAACGGACTATCAAACCACCAAAAATAAAAGCATACGTGAATTGATACGCGAACGTCGTGCAACTAATTCAATCGCTTCATTTTACAAGGGAATAACCCCGGTGTTATTGCGAACATTCCCATCCGCATTTGCGGGAATGTATGTTTATGAAAAAACAAGAAATTATTTGAAATGAGTTTTTGAACATTGCTTAACTGATTTTTTTGCATGGTGTTCCAATGTATGTTCCTGACGCCATAATGTTTTTCACAACTCCTGAATTCATGCCAATCACAACATCATCGCATATTTGAATTTTTTCTTTGATGGTTGCATTTGTGCCAATGTAAACATTGCGTCCAATGCAACAATTGCCAGATATATTTGCTCCAGGTGCACAAGTAAAATAGTCACCGACAATGGTGTCGTGACCAATGGTTGTATTCAGATTGATTTGAGCAAACTTCCCCAGTTTTACATTGGTTGTTAAAATTGATCCAGCGCATATTATGCTACCCTTTCCAATTACAATGTTTTTGTCCATGATGATTGCTCGGTTGTCTATGTACGTGCAATATTCTGTGCGAATAGGCAATTGATTGACAATGTCTGCTCTCACTTTTGCATTTGCAATTGTTACCAATGCATCATATTTTGTCGTGTCAAATTGGTGCAATTTGGTAACATTGCATTTGTAGTCCTTTGCAATACAATCAACTGGCAATGAAGTATAAACCGAGTCACTTACAAAAATATCAAAATTGCGTTTTAAATTGCACAAAATCTCTCGCGTGAATGAAGAAAATCCAATTATTCCAATTTTTTTCATTTTGTTTTGCAGTTTGGGTTGGGTTGCATTTATGCATTACGTTTCGTTTATATATCATTTGCATGAATAAATGTATAAACAGCATCAACCACCCGCCGTTGTTCGTCCAGCGTCATGTCGGGGGACGACGGCACCATGATAATTTCTTGGTTCAGCAGCACGGAAACGGCATCATTGTCGTCATTGTCGCCATGCAATCCCGACAAGTGCGCGTGTGCGTGAATGGGATAAAAAAACGGGCGGATGTCAATGCCGTTTGCGTCAAAAAAGGCAACGGTTTCGTCCACCGTTTTCGTGTTGCCCACGATGCGCAGCGCAAATATCCAGTGCGTGGGCTGCGTGCCGGCTTCTTTTTCGTACAATCGCACGCGCCCCGAACGAATCAGGTCGTGCTCATTTAACAGCGCGACATATGTTTCAAACACCCTTGTTTTTTGCGCAATAATGGCGTCCAGGTCGCACAGCTGGTCATACAAAAACGCCGCCTGCACGTTTGTCATGCGGTAATTGTAGGCATGCACCTCGTGCACGTACCGTTTGGCCGACATGCCCTGCGAATACACCTTTGAAATGTGCTCGTAGACGGCATCGTCATTGGTTAGAAAGGCGCCCCCTTCCCCCGTGGTTATTATTTTGTTCCCGTAAAACGACACCGACGAACACAGAGAGGCGGGGCTTGTTCCCGAATACTGGCCGTCATATTTGCCCAAGAATCCCTCGCAGTTGTCTTCCACAAACACGATGTCCGGGCGCAGACGCTTGAGGCGCGGCACATTCACAACGTTGCCCACATTGTGCACGATCAACACGGCTGCGTTCGGAGCCAGGGTTGCAATGTAGTCCTCGTCCGTGCAAATGTTCCACGTGCGGGCATCCATGCGCATGACCGACAGCTGGCAGTCGGAATACTCCATCAGGGCAGCGTTCCACGCGGCAACGTATGCATTGTTGGGGACATAAATTTTGGTGACGGCGGGGTGCGCGTGCTTCAACGCAATGAACAAGCAATGGGTGGCGCACGTGCCGTTTGCCATTAAAATTGCATGCTTGCATTTCATGACTTCCTTCAGTTTTTCGGTTGCTAAACCAACATATTTGCCGTGGTTTGAAATCCATCCCGATTGAATGGCATCTATTGCGGATTTGGTGTACGCGGCAATGTTCGGATTGTAGATGTTGATGCGTTTCATCTAATGACCAGGGTTTATATGACGAAAATAAAAAAAATATGAAAAGATTACATAACAATCCTGCAGCAGTCGTATCTCTCGTATTAACAATTGTGCCGGATATTGATTTAAACAAAAGTATTTAAATGAATACAAATTCACACCAGTCACCGCCATGAACCCCGATTCACCCGATTTCAAGAAGATCATCTCCGATTTCGTGGCCGACATTGCCACCGTGTTCCCCGAGCACGGCGAAGCATGCGCTGCGGTGTATGGCATGGACACGGCCGCCGTGTTTGAGCACTGCAAGCGCACGTACGCGCCCCATTTCTTCAACATTCTGTATCGCACTGAGACCGTGCTGTTTGCCGAGCCGGTTGAGCTGCTGCCCGGCCTGAATTTCAAAGCGCTGTGGGAAACGCCCGACATAAGCGCCGCCACCAAGGAGGCCGTGTGGAAGTACTTGCAGCTGGTCATGTTTTCGGTGGTGTCGGACTTGTCGGACACGTCCACCTTCGGCGACGCCGCCAAGCTGTTTGAGGCCATTGACGAGAGCGTGCTGAAATCCAAACTGGAAGAAGTCATGCAGCAGATGCAGGACATGTTCAAGACCGAGGGTTCCGCTAACGGAGGCGCTAACGGAGGCGCTAACGGAGGCGCTAATGGAGGCGCTAACGGAGGCGCTAACGAAGGCGCTAACGAAGGCGCTAACGGAGGCGCTAACGAAGGCGCTAACGAAGGCGCTAACGAAGGCGCTAATAACGCTATACCCGGCATGGACCCGAATTCCATGCACGAGCATTTGAGCGGGCTGCTCGGCGGCAAAATCGGCAACCTGGCCAAAGAAATCGCCGAGGAAACCGCGGCCGAGCTGAACCTGGATCCGGGAGATGAAGCGTCGGCGCAGTCCGTGTTTCAAAACTTGTTCAAAAACCCGGGCAAGCTCATGGGCATCGTGAAGAGCGTGGGGCAGAAGCTGGACGCCAAGATGAAGTCGGGGGAGATCAAAGAGAGCGAGCTCATGCAGGAAGCCAGCGACCTCATGAACAAAATGAAGAAAATGCCGGGCGTGAACAACATGGCGGATTTGCTGAAAAAGATGGGCGGCATGGGCGGCATGGGCGACATGGCCGACATGGCAAAGATGGCGGCCAGCATGGGCTTGGGAGGAAAAGGCGGCAAATTAAACATGGGCGCCATGCAGAGCCACTTGAACCAGAGCATGAGATCGGCGCAGACCAAGGAGCGCATGCAGCAGAAGTTGGAGCAGCGCAAGGCAGACGCGCAGAAAGCGGCAGCGGTTGCATTGAAGGCGCAACAAGATCAAACGCCGTTGGTGTTTAGCACGGGCGAAAAGGTGGAGCGCACGCCCCGGTTTTCGGCGCCAACCACAGCATACGCAGCAGACGCAGCATGCGCAACAGACGCAACATGCGCAACAGACGCAACAATCGCAAATAAAAAAAAGAAAAATAAGAATAAGAAATAAGTAACAGAATAAAGAATCTATCAATATATAAATAATAGGGACATTTGTATATACACGCGTAATCGCATCATGACTGCATTTTGGTTGAACGATCCAACCGCATTGTTCAACAATGCCGGCATCACGCAAATAGTCCCCACCTCCGACATGAACCGCGAGGCCAAGCTGAACGCCATCAGCCGCATGATCATATTGCTGACAATTTTAGGGTACGCGTTGACGATGTCGTATAAGATCCTTGTGCTCGGGGCAATTTCTTTAGGCATGATTGCGTTGTTGTACACGACGCAAAATAAGGCCGCCGCGAATGCAACCGCCGCGAATGCCGCGAATGCACCGCAGGGTGACAATAAAGAGGGGTTCTCAAATTACGCCAACTACAACACGGGCCGCCGGCGCACAGGGCACACGAGCGCGGTTGCACCAGCGCCAGCCGGTTTAACGTTCCAAGCCCCCACGCCGCAAGACCCGCTGATGAACGTGCTGCTGACCGACATTCAGGACCGTCCGGCGCGCCCGGCCGCCGAACCCGCCTTCAACCCGAAAGTGGAACGCGACATCAATGAGTCGACGCAACAATTCGTGGTGGAAGACTTGGGCGGCAATCCCAATTTGGAAGACCGGCTGTTCCGCGATTTAGGCGACAATTACGAATTCAGCAACTCCATGCGCAACTACTTTGCCACACCGAACACCCGGATTCCCAACGACCAGCACGCCTTTGCCGAATTCTGCTACGGCGACATGGTTTCGTGCAAGGAGGGCAACATGATGGCGTGCGCGCGAGCCAACCCCGTACTTGGCTCCATCACGGGCGCGCAATAAAAGCATTCATGCATGCCGAAAAAATTATATATTCACATATTATATATATATAAATATACACATACCCTATACACACCCACCCATGTCGGCATTTGTGAATGACTACAGCTTTGACAACATGTCCCGCATCGGCGAGGACGGCTGCAGTTTAGGGCAGCGCGGCATTCAAAACGCCGAATCCTCCAACTACATGCTGCAAAACTTCTTCTCGGACGACTGCAGCATGAAGCGCCCCATTGAATTCGCCACGAGCCAACCCAACATCAATTTCACGGGCGGACACCAAGTCGGCGCCGGCGGCTGCAACATTGACACCAACTCGCAGCTGCTCATCGGCGGCAGCGCGCTGACCCACCCCCGATGCCGCATCAGCCTGTTCCAGCGCCCCTTTGCCACCGTGCCGTTCCTGGGACGCGGGCAGTCCAACCCGTACATAGAGTCGCAGCTGCAGCAGGGCGACTACTTGACCAACAAGCGCAGCGTCAACCTGCTGTCCGAACAAACCATGTCGTCCAACTACCCGCTCATTCCCTCCATCGCATCCACCGTGACGAATCCCGCCAACTTGGTGGAAGGGGTGGCACAGGATGGCTGGGTGCGCGGCGGTGCCTCGTCCCGCGACATGTTCTACGGCGACGGCCAGCGCAACCACTGATTCAACCCAATGCAATAATTTTAAAAATGATTTAAAACAAACGATCTATGACCTTGTATTAAATTAACCATTGAACCCATGTATGAAACCAATTTCGTATGCACCTACAAGGCGTTTGAAGAGCTGGCAGACAATGAAATCAATTCCGACATGCTGTACCAGGCGCAATTCCTCCAAGTGTTTGGAATCACGGAATACAACGACGATGCAGTGAGCGCCGGGTTGGACCAAATTAAGGCAAAGGCGGACGAAGTGCCGGAACTGAAGGCGCTCATACTTCAGCACCCCTACAACACACACGGCACACACGGCACGCCCAACGCACCCGACTTGGACGAGCTGCTGCCGTTCATGTTTGCTTACCCGCTGCTGGACGTCTTCCATTTGTGTTTGATTGACGCCTTTGCCACCGGGAGCGTTTCCACCGAGTGTCAGGGCAAGGTGCTGCACGTGTATTGCTCATTATAGATCAAATAATAAAATATAGGGGTAATAATATCAATGGCGTCCACTAGAAACAAAAACACGTGCTCAAATTATTGCTTGGAACAGCGCATTGTCACGCAGTCGCTTAAATATTCCGAATTCAGGAACGGCGCATCGGGCGCGGCGTACAGTCCCGCCATCCCGTGCGTGGGCATCATGCCGAGCCAAATGCCGCGCGAAGCGTTCTCCCGCAACTCGGTGGACATTGAATCCGCCCTGTTCGGCATCAACTCCACCAATTTAGTGGAAACGCAGAAACCCGTTGTGCCTCAGCTCACCCAGCTGCCCGAAGTCTCATTTTTCGGACGCATGCAGCTCGTCATGCCGGATCCGCTCGTGGTTGAGAAATCGCAACGGCCGTTTCCGGGGGCAAATTAACTCGCACAATGCACAATGCAGAATGTGCGATGTGCGATGCGATGACAATGATAATAAAATTATATATGGTAATTTTATAATCAAATGGCTTTTTTCAATCAATTGAATGGTCCCTACGTGAGCGACGTAAGCGGAAACACAACGCTGGGATCGTTTAGTTCAAGCGGTTTGCTCGGACAACGCGGGTTGAATAATACCGCGGTGGGGTATGGCGCGCTGAGAGTAAACCCGTCGGGAGAACACAACACCGCCATCGGATTGAACGCACTTTCAAAAAATGCAGGCAATAACAATTTAGCAATCGGAGAAGACGCATTGTATGATTGGAACTCACTCCCTTCTCAAGCTCAGGCCGGTAACCAAAATGTTGCCATCGGTAACAATGCTATGCGACACAATGAGTCAGGGTCAAACAATGCGGCCATTGGTTACAATGTGTTGCAAGCCAACACAACTGGCGACAACAACATTGCGCTAGGAAATCAAGCGCTATTTAATAACACCGGCGGGTCCAGCAATGCGGTCATCGGCCACAATGCGATGCAGTCCAATACAACCGGCGTCAACAATATTGCGTTGGGGAATCAAGCGCTGCAAGCCAATGCAACCGGCACGCAAAATGTGGCCATCGGCGTCAATGCGTTGAAAGTCAATACCGTGTCAGACAATGCGGCCATCGGCTACAATGCGTTGCAAGCCAATACAACCGGCACAAACAATGTGGCGCTGGGAACTGCCGCGCTGCAACTCAATGCAACCGGCAATCAAAATATAGCCATCGGCGTCAATGCGTTGAAAGTCAATACCGTGTCAAACAATGCGGCCATCGGTTACAATGCGCTGCAAGCCAATACAACCGGCGTAAATAATTCGGCGCTGGGAAGTTCCGCGATGCAAGCAAACACAACCGGCACAGACAATGTGGCGATGGGAACTAATGCGCTCTTTACTAATACAATCGGCACGCAAAACGTGGCGATAGGAACTTCCACGCTCTTTAATAACACGATTGGATCAGACAATGCGGCCATTGGCTTCAATGCGCTCTTTACTAATACATCCGGCACAAACAATGTGGCGCTGGGAACTCAAGCGCTCTTTACTAACATTGCCGGCAATCAAAATATAGCCATCGGCATCAATGCGTTACAAACCAACACCGTGTCAAACAATGCGGCCATCGGCTTCAATGCGCTGCAAGCCAATACAACCGGCACAAACAATGTGGCGCTGGGAACTGAAGCGCTCCTTAATAACACGACTGGATCAGACAATGTGGCGCTGGGAACTCAAGCGCTACAATCCAATACAACCGGCACAAACAATGTGGCGCTGGGAAATGCCGCGCTGCAATCCAATACAATTGGCACAAACAATGTGGCGCTGGGAACTCAAGCGCTACAATCCAATACAACCGGCACAAACAATGTGGCGCTGGGAA